ACTATACCGTCGTTTCCAAAAACTATTTCTACATAAAGGATAAAATATGTCAACAAATTTACCACAAAAAGATAAAAGCAATAACACAAAAGAGTTTTTTGACGTATACAATACACCTAGAGCCGAGACTGCAATTTCTAGTACTGAACATGATGCAGTTAGAGGCTTCTTTATGAGAAAGACTAACGATAATAAAGAAGTTTCTGCAGGTTTAACAGATACAGTTATGCAGTTAGCAACGTTACACGGTATTCCAGCAATGAATTTAATTGAAGACTTTGAGGATTATGCAATAACAGAAGTACAACAAGCGTTAGTATCGTTAATGAATCAACAAAGATCAAATACAAGTATTTTAGGTTATAATAGAAATAAGAAACCGAGCACATATACTGCTCGTAATATATTAGTATAATTATGTCATGGCAAAATATGCTCGAGGAAAATACGTTATTAAAAATCCCAGCAAGTATTCAGGAAATAAAAGTCCTACATACAGAAGCAGTTGGGAATGGGCCTTTATGCAATTTTGCGACAATCATCCTGGCGTAGTACAGTGGGCCAGTGAAGCAGTAAAAATTCCTTACAAAAATCCGCTAACTAATAGAAACACAATTTATGTTCCAGACTTTTTAGTTGTTTACCAAGATAAAAGCGGAAGTAAACACGCAGAAGTTATTGAAGTAAAACCAAAAAAAGAAACTGATATACAAAGTGCTGGAAGAAATCCCATTACACAGGCTAAGGTAATAAACAATTTAGCAAAATGGGAGGCGGCAAGAGCGTGGTGTAAACAAAACAATTTACGTTTTAGAATTGTTACAGAAGAAGATATTTTCCACCGTCCGCAAAAAAGATAAATAATTATAGTAGCATATAATTTAATGGAAAAAGCATGACTAAAAAACTTGAAGAATTATTAGATATGGCACCGGCTAAAGAAGTGTTAGAGGAAAATACAGAAGTTATCCCTAATCCTGAACAGCAAGATAAACCTACACATACAGCAGAAGATATTCAACGAGCATTAGCAAAAGCAGATAAAATTGACGAAGCACTGCCAATGGTCAAAAATTTGGAATTAAATGATGCTGAGATGGACGAAATTGCTCAAACGGCAAAAGACACATTCCAAGATTTAATGGATTTAGGTATGAACGTAGAAGCCAGATATGCAGGAGAGATATTTAATACAGCGGCACGTTTATTAGATACGGCTCTAAATGCTAAAGGCGGAAAAATTGATCGTAAATTAAAAATGATTCAGTTACAACTGCAAAAAGCACGTTTAGACCAAGTACAACAACGTCATGATAAAGAAGCAGGTATACAAGACGACGGCGAAGCAGTGATTTTAGACCGTAACGCATTACTCGAAAAACTGCTATCAAAGGATAAATAATATATTATAATATAGAAGGCTTAAAACATATGAAAACGTTTAAACAATATTTAATGGAAAACCAAAAAGAATACAAATTTCGTATTAAGTACGCCGGTACTTTAACAGATGCCCAAGTTACTAGACTTGAAATGGCAGTAGGAAAATATAATTTAAAAGATGTTAGTAAGCCTAAAGTAACACCTATTCAAGAACACCCAATGGATTTCCAAACACTAAAGAATTCAGAAGTTAGTATTATAGATTTAACAGTAACATATCCTACAACAGTTGATATGTTAAGAAACGAACTAACAGAATATGCAGGTATTCCAGGATCACATTTAATTGTAATCAATCCTAATAATCCACAAGAAATTGCTAGAGAAAAGAATTTAGAAGAAGAAAATAAAGATTACGAAACTAAATTAACAGATTCAGAATATAAAGATGCTGAAGAATATGAAGTGCAATTTGGCGACAAGTATAACGAAAACTTATTAAAAGATTTAGCAAAAAATAAAGAAACACCTGAAGTTTCTTTAGCAAAAGCCTACCAAGAAGAAGTAGCAAAAGAAACTAAGAAGAAAAAGTAAGGTGACTGTAATGAGAGATATTTTAGACGCATTAGAAAGTATTCATACAAATAAGAAAAAGCCGATGGATATTAAAAAAGAAATGAATAAAAAGCCAGCGGTAATGAAAGCACTATCTCTCGAAGATACTGAAGAATTAGAAGAAGGCGTAAATGATGTAGATAAAATTCTTCAACTTACAAATGAACTTTACAATGAACTAGTTGATTTCCAAAATGAAGAAACTGATGAGAACGTAGAAGATCTTATTGGACACCTAGCAGAATTTAAGGCTAAACTTGAAGGTGATACAGGATCATTTTCAGAGCCGGCTATGCCAGGCGAATATGAAAGCAAAGAATCAGTTGAAGAAGGTCAGTATGACGGCAAGAGTCGTGAAGAATTGCTAAAAATGAAAGCAGACGCTGAAGCAGATATTAAGAATATGCAATCCAGCGGTGACGGTCCACAAGAAAAATTTTACGATGAAACACAGATGATGATGGCACAACAACACCTAGATGCCATTAATGATGCACTTGAATCATTAAAAGAAGAACAAGTCGAAGAAGATTGTTCTTGTGAAACAGAATTAACAAACAGCGAGGAACAAACAATGGAAACAAACCAAAAAGACACAGTTGAAGTTGCTGTAGAAGATTTGGCGAGAGTATTAGAACTCGCTGGATTAGGCAAAGAAATTGTAAAAGCAGAAGCAGAAGCAGAAGCAGAGGCAACTACAGAGGCACCTAACGAAGTTGAACTTGACGAGTATAGTAACTCTCCAGACGAAGATTACTTCGATGCAGACACACAACTAAACAAATTGTCAGGCGGCTTAAATGGTCCTAAGGCTCAACATAAAAAAGAATATCCAGGCGATAATCCTTTGGCAGTAGAACTAGAACAAAAACTAGCAAAAATACTTGCTGATATGTAATGGCTGATAAGGCATTCAAACAAGAATTAGAAGAATTAAAAAAATTAGCGGGGGTTGGTTCTTATGGGCTAACCCCTTACTTACCTACGTCAGAAAATATTGGCACTATTGCTAATAAATTATCTAAAGTACAAAAAGAAAGAAATATACAACCAGGAACAGAAGCCTGGTTTAGACTTTGGTTTAGTAAACCGTGGTTAACAGGTGAAAAACCTTACGACGAATAATTGTATTTGTAATCTTCTGTTACACCAATATACTCTAGCCACTTAGGGTGTTTAATTGTAAATGGCATCTTACGTCTAAGATTAGAAAGATTGTAATAGTCGGGCTTATAAGGCTTGTTTAACGGTTTAATATTGGTCTTATTACCTTTTTTGATGTTGCAGTCTATACAAGCAGTAGTACAGTTTTCCCAACTAGTTCTACCTCCTTTACTTAAAGGAAGAATATGATCTATTGTTAAGTCTTTAGGACTAAATGTATCAGCACAATATTGGCATTGATACATATCACGCAGATACATATTTGCTCTAGTGAATCGTAAATTTTTCTTAATTGGAAAATAGTCGTTAAGAACTACAACAGCGGGTACATTGAATTCCATACTTGGACTATGTACTAGCCATTGTTCATATTCTTCAACTACTTTTACCCTATTTAAGTAATATAATTTAATAGCAGATTGCCAAGAAATTACACTTAAAGGCAGTAAACTCAAGGGTTGGTAGTTACCATTTAGAACCAAACAGTCAGACATTACTATTATTTAACCGATAAATAAGTTTATATATACATATATAATATAGCATAAGAGAAAACAATGAGCAAGAGTTTAGACGGAGTTTTAATAAAAAAACCGCACCAAAAACAATCTTGGACCGAAGAGCAACTAATAGATTTTAAAGAGTGTGCAGATCCTGTAACTGGTCCTCACCATTTCATGTCTAAATTTTTTCACATTCAACACCCTGTTGAAGGTAAAATGTTATATCAGCCATACAAGTATCAAAAAACATTAGTTGAAAGTTACCACACTTATAGATTTAGTATTAACTTATTAAGTAGACAAATGGGTAAAACAACTACTGCGGCTGGTTATCTATTATGGTATGCTATGTTTGTTCCTGACAGTACAATATTAATTGCGGCACACAAATATAGTGGTGCTCAAGAAATTATGCAAAAAATTAGATACGCATATGAACTTATGCCCGATCATATTAGAGCAGGTGTTACAAGTTATAACAAAGGTAGTATTGAATTTGAAAACGGAAGTAGAATAGTAGCACAAGCAACTACAGAAAATACAGGACGTGGTATGAGTATTACGTTACTTTATGCTGACGAGTTTGCTTTTGTGCGACCTACCATTGCTAGAGAATTTTGGACTAGTATTTCACCAACACTAGCAACAGGTGGTAAAGCAATTATTACTAGCACACCAAACAGTGATGAAGATCAATTTTGGTTACTATGGACTGAAGCAAATAAAACCATAGATGATTATGGAAATCCTTTAAAAGGTGGAGTAGGTCAAAATGGCTTTCATGGATTTAAAGCATTGTGGCAAGAACATCCTGACAGAGATCAAAAATGGGCAGAAGATGAATTAGGTCGTATTGGGGAAGAACGTTTTAAACGTGAAATGGATTGTGAACCAATTATATTTGATGAAACGTTAATTAATGCTATTCGATTAGCAGAGATGGAAAGTAAAGACCCTATTGACAGACAAGGGCAAGTGCGATGGTTTAAAAAACCTACAAAAGGAAATATATATTTAATAAGTTTAGATCCTAGTTTAGGAACCGGTGGCGATAATGCGGCTATACAAGTTATTGAAATGCCATCGTTAGAACAAGTTGCAGAATTTATGCATAACAAAACTCCTATTGCGGCCCAAATAAAAATTTTAAAAGAAATTGGTGAATATATAGTGCAGTGTATTCAAGAGCCTAATAACATTTATTATAGTGTAGAGAATAATACATTAGGCGAAGCGGCACTTGTAACTATTCAAGATATAGGTGAAGAAAACATACCTGGGTATTTTTTAAGTGAACCTAAAGCACACGGAAACGCAAAAAGATTTAGAAAAGGTTTTAATACAACTCATAAAAGTAAAATTAGTGCCTGTGCAAAACTAAAAGCATTAATTGAAAGTAAAAGATTAAAAATTAATAGTAGGAACTTAATATCAGAACTTAAAGCATTTGTGGCAGTGGGCAGTAGTTACCAAGCCAGACCGGGCGAAACAGACGATTTAGTGATGTCTTTAGTACTAGCCGTAAGAATGAGTATGATTTTAAAGAGATATGACGCAGGAATTGACGAATTATTGAAGGATGACCTGGATGAAATCGTCGAACCTATGCCTACATTAATGTTATAAAAAGGTAAATAGTAATATGCAAATACAAGATAAAGTAGCACAAGATTTACATGGCATTTTAGCCAAAAAATTTGAAAGTCTGACTATAGCGGATCAGTCTGCTCTTAGCACGGTTGAACCTGCAAAAGGCAGAATTTTTACACTTGAGTATGGTTCTGCTGGTAAAAGTTATGGCAGTGTAACAGTTAATATTGTAGATCCAGACGCATTAGTTGTTTATTACAATACAAACATTAGTGAAGATATGCGTTATGATGCTAAAAAAGACTGGTATAGTTTTTTAAAAGAATTAAGATTTTTTGCAAAAAGAAATTTAATGAGTTTTGATGTTCGTAATATTGGTAAAGATCAGTTAGATAAGCAAGATTACGCTTATATTAAAACTAACGATAATAGTTACGACAATTCAGAAGTACAAATGGAAAGTAAATTATCAGGCTCTGAAAAAACTTCTTATCAACAGTTTGGTGAAACACGTTTAATAATTAAACATAGTACACCTGTTGATGAAGAAAAACGTGGAGCAAGAACAAGAAATATTCATAACTTGTTTGTTGAAACAAACGGCGAAAGAACAAAACTTCCATTTAAAAGTTTAATTGCCGGTAGAGCATTAGCACAACATATGAATAATGGTGGTGCATTTGACGATGTTATCGGACAACATATACACGAATTAACTCAAGAAGCATATGATTTAAAAAAGTTTGTAAAAACTTTTAAACGTGCTGATAATTTTGCTGAACAAGAAGAAGCAAAAAAACTTATTGAACAAGCAAAAGACAGATACCAAGGTATTAGAGAAACTTTAAAAACTTTATCTGGACCTAAAGGTTATAAGAGTTATGTAGAACAATACCAACCAACTGAAGATAATATCGAACAAGCAGACTTGGACGAAATTAGAAGTAAGTTAATTCGTATTGAAAAAGATAATATAGTAGATACAGTACTGCCGAGTTTGGCTAGAGGGATAAACAAAATGAATGTACAAGAAGGAAATTATGTAGATATGGCAATGGCGTTAGCAAAAGACCCAAGTGCCAAAATCGAATTGCTTCCTAATCCAGAGGAAGACCAAGAAATTAAAGATTATATAGATCATATTAAGAAAAATGTTATTAATAGAAAAACATCTGAAAATCCATCAGATGGTATTGTATCAAAAATTATTCTTTCTATGTCTAAAAGAGCAAAAGATGATGCATTATCATTAGGACTTGGTGATTTAGATATGGATAATGCGGCACAAAAACAAGCGGCATATCAACTTGCTAGTAAATATTTAAAAGGCAATGTAGATATTGTTCCTGCTAAAGCACCTAAGAAATTAAAGGCAGAAGATGAACAATACGAAGAAATTATAAATAATTTATCTGAAGGTACATGGGCAATTCCAGATACAGCAGAATCAATTGAAGCATTAGAAAAAGCAATGGCTGAACCACTATCCCTCGGTGACGCTGGCGAGAATGCAACTGGTGTAATGTATGGAATTATTGGCGATGATGAATTGTTTGATGACCTAGGTGAAGCAGGTGACAAAGATCCAAACGGTGATGCAAGACCAATTATTGCAAACTGGATAAAAGAACATTTAGCAAACTATCAAGGTATGCCAGAAGAGTTAGTTAAAAAAGCACACGACATTGTTGCAAAATTTGAAGGCAAACCTGCTACAGAAGATACAGTAGATGAAGCAGAAGTAGAAGAAGATAATGCTTTTAATACAGCGGCGGCTAAAGCGGCAGTGGCAGGCGAAACACACTTTACATTTAATGGTAAAAAATATCCAGTTAAGATGAGTAAAGCAGATGCTGAAAAATTAATAGACGAAACACACCCAGGAACAGACGATGAAGAAGACATGGGTGCAGAAGAAATTGCTGATGTTATTAAATGGCGTATTACTGCTAACCCAGATACATTAGAAAAAATCTTAAAACATACAGATATGCAATCATTATTAAATGCTATTGAATCAGAAGCAGAATTTCATGCTCCTTGGCCCGCAAGTGAAGGCCTAGGATCTAGTGATGTTAGTGCAATGGTTCAAGGTGTTATGAAATCTTTAGGTATTAAAGAAGCACACACTGAAGAAACAGTAAATGAAATAAAAGCATCTTGCGGTTGTAAGTCTGCTTGTCCACATTGTCACGGTGAGCATCCTATGAGTAAAATAGGTGAAGAATGTGAATGCTGTGGTAATGAAATTAAAAAACCAGCAATAGAAAATAAAGAAGCAAGTACAGAACAAGTAGTTGACGAAGCAAGTACAGAACAAGTAGTTGACGAAGCAAGTACAGAAGAAAGTACAGAACAGTCTGTTGCTAAACACCAAATTGATGAAATTTTATATCTAGCAGGCTTAAAATAATAAGCCTGCCGGATAGGTTGTATAAATAATTGTACACCCACATTTAAAGAAATTCCAACATGAAAATGAAAGAGGTAAATCATGGAAGGATTGCAATTAATGTACAGGCTATCGCCTTGTACAAAAACAATCACTTTATCTAACATAGGACTTCACAATGTTTGAGTCATATGTTATTGTATTATTACTAGGAGTTGTCTACGGATTCTTTGTAGGACTAATTCCAGTTGCTGGAGCAACAACAGGACTAATTGCAGTTTATAGTTTTGTTGGTATGTTCTATGATCCTTATATGTTAGTTGTGTTTACAACCGCAGTAGTTGTAACATCTAGTATAGGAGATAGTTTCTGCGGAGTAGTAATGAATGTTCCAGGTGCTGGAGGTGCCGCGGCTACTATGATTGACGGCTTCCCAATGAGTCGTAGAGGTGAATCTGCTAGAGCCTTATCGGCGGCTATTAGTACAAGTTGGGTAAACGGACTTATTTGGGGATTATTAGTATTTTTATTCCTTCCATATTATTCACAAATAGTTTTATACTTTGGTAGTATAGAAATGTTTGCATTCTTAATATTTGCAATGACGTGTGTAATCTTTATATCAAGCAAGTATTGGGTAAGAGGTATTTTTGCACTAATAGGTGGTATACTTTTAGGACACGTTGGTATGGATCCTGAAACAGCAGAAACAAGATGGATTAGTGTAATACCAAGTTTTGAAGATGGCTTCCAATGGTTAGATTGGGAATATTTAGGTGATGGTGTTCAAATGATTCCTGTTATGGCAGGAGTACTTGCATTTCCTGAATTATTATCTGCATATCGTCTGAAAGCAGAAAAGATTAGACTTACAAATGGAGTAATTGTAAGTCAACTTTGGCAAGGTGTCAAAGACAGTTGGAAGTACAAATGGGATGGTATGCGTGGAGGATTCATTGGAGGTTTTATAGGATTAATACCTGGCATTGGTGGTAATATAGCAGATTGGTTTGCTTATTCACAAACAGTTGCAGTTGCTAATAAAGACAGAGACAACGGTGTAGCAATTGGACAAGGACACGTTAGAGGAGTAATTGGTTGCGAAGGAGCCAATAATGCTCAAAAGGCAACTAGTTATGTGCCAACTATTTTGTTTGGTATTCCAGGTGCACCATTCGAAGTTATTATAATGGGTTTATTAATGTACGTTGGTTTAGAACTTGGTACGCCAAGTGTGTTAATGGACGAACGTTTCTTTGATGCACTGTTAAGTTCATATTTGTGGAGTTTATTGATTATTCTTCCTATTGCTTATGGGTTTATCAAGTATGCAGTTTACATTACTAATATTCCATTTAAATGGTATTTTTGGCCAATCATGGCATCGCTTGTTTGGTCTTGTACACAGTATACAGGTTTGTTAGACGATTATATTATGTTTGGCTTATGTTGTATTGCTGGTGTATTTTTAAAGTATTTCAAATTCTCAAGAGTTAGTTTCCTTATAGGATTTATTCTAAGCGAGAGAATTGAAAAGAGTTGGGTACAATTTAACACTTATGGTTATGGGTGGGAAGATATGTTACTCTCTCCAGTTCCTGCAACATTTATTGCTTTGGCGGTAATTGCGGCTATATGGGGACTGTTTTTTAACAAAGCCAAAATTGACTTTGTTTAATTTCATCAAAAACTAAATGATAAAACGAATAGGAGAAGATAAGATGAAAAAACTAATATTAGGTGTTGTAGCATCATTGTTTTTTGTCACACAGGCATTAGCAGACTACACATTTATTGTTCCGCAGAAACCTGGATCGGGTACATCTGTGTGGACTTCAATTGTAGCCAAGGAACTCGAAAAGCATTTGGGTGAGCGTATTAAAATTATGCACATTCCAGGCGCTAACGATATTCCTGGTTTTAACAAGTTTCATAACGAACTTCAAAAAGATGATAAAGTTGTAATGGTATCACACGGTGGTAACGGTGTGTCATATCTAGTTGACGACGTTGACTATAACTATTATGAATATGATCCAATTGGAATGATGAACTTAACGATCATTAACGGTCACCGTAATGAAATCAATCCATATGATGATAAAATCATTTTTTCAGCAGGTTCAGGAATGAATCCGGATATGATGGCACATATTTTACTTAAAGGTGGACCAGGCTTAACAATGGATAAAGCCAAAGAAATCTTTAAAAACGATTATGTGTTTGTTAAAGGATTATCAGGTGGTGAGCGTAGATTAGGTTACCAAAGAGGTGAACTTAACGTAACACGTGAATCAACTGCGGCTTACAACAAGTACTACACAGGTAAAGATTATTCAACAATGTGGTTTTCACAAGGTGTTTATAATTTAAAAACAGGTGAAGTAGACAAAGATCCAAATTGGCCTAATAAATCAATCCATGAAGTGTTTGAAGCAAAGTGGGGCGAAAAACCATCAGGTGAATTTTGGGACGCATTTGTTTTAGTCCGTAACTTCCGTGACGTTATGCAAAAAGCATTATGGACAAAAGCAAACAATCCAAATACTCCAAAGTTAGTTGCGGCTTTCAAAGCAATGGCGGCTGACCCAGAGTCAATGGAAAAAATCTATGAGAAGACTGGTAAGTATGACTGGATTATTGGTGACGATATGAAAGCGGCACTTACACAATTACGTGGACAAATTACTAGAGATACATATGCTAACCTAGTAGACTTTTTACAGTTTACTGGTAAGCCTGCAATCTTCAAAGAAGATGTTATTGCAAAGTAATACTATAAATATTAATGAGCAGGGGATTTTCCCCTGCCCATTTTAAGGAGTAAACATTGGAAAGTAATTGGGATAAATTAAAACCTCGAACTAACTATCATTTTGATGCATTCAAAAATGATCCAGCATATGACGGTATGAAATATGTTGGTCGTTTTGTTGGTGATTGGAAAGATGAATTGCAACAAACTATTAATAATAGTAAAGAGATTACATGGAGAAATCGTAATCCTATCGATGGTACAAGTAAAGAAATTGATGCAGAAGAATATGATTTAAAACGCAGTGGAGCAAGTCCAGATTTAATTCTTACAAATTTAGAATACGAATTACTTCCAGTATTTCAAAAAATGACAGATGCTTTACATTTGTTACCAGGAGACAAGAAAACAGTACAAAGTAGAGTACACGTTCAGTTTCCAGGACAGGTTTGGAATATACATATTGACAAATTAGAAAAGTGGCAAAAAGAAGACCCACACAAAGTATATCGTTTTATGGTTATGTTAAACGATTACGAACCAGGACATTTTATACAGTATGGTAATTTTGTACATACTGGATATCGTGCAGGAGAAATTTACAGTTTTGATTGGTACAATGTTCCTCATTGTACAGCCAACGCAGGACATGGTCCACGTTGCACATTATTAGTAACAGGTGTTGCTACAGAAGAAACACACAAATTATTTTCAAAATACGACAACAAGATTGAAGTATGAAAAACTTAATAATAGCCGCAGGCCCGCAGGGCAGTGGCAATCATCTATATGCAAAATTATTTGGTAGCAATCCAAAAGTTTTTGCTTGGGAAAATTTACAAGACAAATATTGGGAAGGGCATGATATGGAACCCTTTGCTGATTGTTGGGAAAATCCTAAACTACTTTTAGATTTTGATATTTCAGAATACGATTACTATTATACAAGTATGGGTTGTCCATATGTTTTTGATGGTGAAACTCGTATACCCAATTTTGCAGAATTTCACAAATATGCCACGCAAAAGTTTGATAATATTTCATACATGATAATTGGCAGAGATAGAAATATACTAGAACATCAACAAAATCGTGTAAGAGGCAGACATACTACACCTCAATTTTTAGAACAACTTAATTTCTTTTTAGATAAGAATCACGTATTTGTAAGTCAAGAACTTATATATTTGTATGGACAAAAGTACATAAACAGTATAGAGAAGCAGTTACAAATACCAGTAAATACAAATACAAGCAAGATAAATGAAATACTTGCTGAAGATAAAAATAAAAAATATATGAGTTACATTGAATACTCAGAACTTGATGATTTGATTAAATTAGCAAGTAGTAAAAGAGGAGCAATATGATTCGTTGGTTCGATTATATAGCAATCTACTTCTTTACAACTTTTATATTGAACGGTATAATTACAGTGTTCTATGGAACTTATCCGCATAATTTATGGGGAATTTTTACTGTATGGGGTTGGTATTGGCTCTTTTGCAATATATACTGCCCACTCAGATGGGACCAGGAAAATAAAAGATAATTTTCTGGTTGACAAACAGATTCTTTTCAGTTATATTAACACTAACAACGCACAACCTAGAAAGTAATTGCTTCTAGGACCTGGTGGCAGAATAATCCTTCGGCAGAGGGATAATGCACACTAAATTCTTTTAGGCGCCCGAGTGGGTAGGTTTAGAAGGAGGTGGTTGGAAGTAGGTTTCACGTCTAAACCTTGCAACATTATAGATGTGATCTGCTATCCGAAAGTTGGGGGTGAGTTCACAGCAAGGCCCTCCCAGGAGTGTGTTGACATTTCATAAAAAGTGGTTGACATTCGCATATTAAAGATGTTACATTAATAAGGCTTACAAAGTTATTGATTCAGAAATGAGCAAATCGTTTAATACATGGATAAATAATAATGTTAGCAATGAAATGAGTAATTGCTATCTTGGCAATTTAAACAACTAAACTAGGCAATAAAGAGAGGCATATATTATGGCAACATTGGCTGAAATCCGTGCTAAGTTACAAGCACAAGACACCCGCACAACTGGCGGTAGCGGCGGCGACAACGCAATTTATCCACATTGGAACATCTCAGAAGGTAGCACTGCTACACTTAGATTCCTTCCTGACTCAAATAAAAATAATACATTTTTCTGGGCTGAACGAGCAATGATTCGTTTACCATTTAATGGTATTAAAGGACAGGTTGATAGTAAACCTATTACTGTTCAAGTACCGTGTATGGAAATGTGGGAACCTGTAGGATCTTGTCCTATTCTTTCTGAAGTACGTCCATGGTTCAAAGACTCAAGTCTTGAAGATATGGGTCGTAAGTATTGGAAGAAAAAGTCTTACGTTTTCCAGGGATTTGTTCGTGAAAATCCACTAGATGAAGAATCTCCAGAAAATCCTATTCGTAGGTTTATTATGGGACCACAACTGTTTAACATTATTAAAGCAAGTTTGATGGATCCAGATATGGAAGAACTACCAACAGATTATTCTAAAGGTATCGACTTCCGTGTTGTAAAAACTTCTAAAGGTGGATATGCTGACTATTCAACTTCTAATTGGGCAAGACGTGAGTCTGCACTAACAGAAGCAGAACAAAAGGCAGTAGAACAATATGGTCTATATGACTTAAATGATTTCCTTCCTAAGAAACCAAGTGAAGCCGAACTAGGCATTATCAAACAAATGTTTGAAGATAGTGTTGATGGTAAGGCTTATGACGCCGAAAAATTTGGACAGTATTTCCGTCCATCTGGCGTACAATTACCTGATACAGGTAATGCTAAAACAGTAGAGCCTGCAACGGCACCTGCTGAAACTAATCAGACATCTGCTCCAACAGAAACTGCAACAGTAGAAACTGCTAATACTACTGACGCAGTAGCAGAGACTCCTGTTGAAACACCAGCAAATGGTGGTGGACAACGTGCTGAAGATATTTTAGCAATGATTCGTTCAAGACAGAAGTAAAAAATAAGGGAGACGGCTCCGGTCGTCTCCCAATTTAACGGAGATATGATATATGGCAAAACCATTTGATGTAAGTAAATTTCGTAAAGATATTACGAAAAGTATTGATGGTTTAAGCATTGGTTTCAATGATCCAACAGATTGGATTAGCACAGGAAGTTATGCATTAAACTATTTGGTAAGTGGAGATTTTCAAAAAGGTATTCCACTAGGAAAAGTAACTGTATTCGCCGGTGAGTCGGGTGCAGGTAAAAGTTATTTTGTAAGTGGTAACATTGTAAAACACGCACAAGAGCAAGGTATTTTTGTTGTACTAATTGACAGTGAAAATGCACTTGATGAAACGTGGTTACAAGCACTTGGCGTTGATACAAGTGAAAGTAAACTACTTAAATTAAGTATGAGTATGATCGATGACGTTGCTAAAACTATTAGTACGTTTATGAAAGATTATCGATCGATGGTAGAAGAAGAACGTCCTAAAGTATTATTTGTTATTGATAGTTTAGGTATGTTATTAACACCAACAGATGTTGACCAATTTGATAAGGGTGATATGAAAGGTGATATGGGCCGTAAGCCTAAGGCACTAACTGCACTTGTTAGAAATTGTGTTAATATGTTTGGTAGTCATAATGTAGGATTGGTTGCAACTAACCACACTTATGCATCGCAGGATATGTTTGATCCAGACGACAAAATATCTGGTGGACAAGGCTTTATCTATGCATCTTCGATTGTAGTTGGAATGAAAAAATTAAAACTAAAAGAAGATGAAGATGGTAATAAGATTAGCGAAGTACGTGGTATTAGAGCGGCTTGTAAAGTTATGAAAACACGATACAGTAAACCGTTTGAAGGTGTACAAGTTAAGATTCCTTATGAAACAGGAATGGATCCTTACAGTGGTCTTATTGATTTATTTGAAAAATCTAATCTACTTAAAAAATCAGGAAACAGACTTCAGTATATTGCTAAAGATGGAACAGAACACATTGAGTTTCGTAAAAATTGGACAGGTGAAAAATTACAAATTATTATGAATGATGTAAGTTCTGGAGTAGTTGAGATAAGTAGTGGCGAAACTGAAGAAGAAACTTCAGATAAGGAGTAACTATGGACGAAGATAATATTCCTGAAATTTGGAATACACTCAAAGAGTATATTCCAGCAAAAGATAGACAAACTGCGGCTGATCATTTAGTATCTATTCTTATTGACTTAGGCATTTCCGATGACGGACTTGCTAAGTTAGGAGATGAAGATAAACACGTGGGTCAGGCTGTTAGAGACGCTTTACCAGAAGAAGAACTAGTTGACGACGAAGACGTTTGGGATCAATAATGAGTTGGTACGGTAAAGTAACAAATAATCTATCCAATTTACCTGACTTTATTGCTTTCTATGATAATGAATTAGAAGAAGCAAAAAAAGACGTAGGTATATATGGTATTGTGGAAAAAAGTATCCGTGCTTTACCAGGAATAACTGAGCATCGCTTTAATCAATTACAAGAGATTGAAGCGGTGCTTAACTTTCTTAATATACAATTAAGAAAAATTAGACGTAAACATTTTCAAAAATATTTAGAAACTTATCAACGTGCTTTAACTAGTAGAGATGCAGAAAAATATGTTGACGGTGAAGACGAAGTTGTAGATTTTGAAACACTTATTAATGAAGTTGCATTACTTCGTAATCGCTGGTTAGGTATAATGAAAGGTTTAGATGCTAAACAATGGCAACTAGGTCATATTGTTAAACTTAGAACTGCGGGCATGGAAGATGTATCATTATAACATAGAACAAAACAAACAAGCATTAGAACTTGTTTCCGATTATAATAAATTTGTTAAAGAATATAATAATTATATTAAGTCTATTACAGATGAATCAGTAGAATCTGTAAAGTTTAAAAGAAAGAAATTTTTAGTAGATCAATTAGTAGATGATCTTAACAGAAGTCATAAAAAAGTTGATGCAGATGTGTTCAATCAAAAACTATTAAATACACAAATAAAACTAGATGAAATTAAAGTTGACTTTTTAAAAGGTATGTTAAACGATGGACTTCCTACTAAGTAATTCAGCAAATTCGAGACTGCACAGTCTTAATTTTTTAAATCAAATACATCAATATCCAGAAATGATGGAAAGTATTGCATCTGTGTTAGATGTAGGAGCAGGTACGGGCCACGATGCACATTGGTGGGCAATGGCAGACGACGGTGATGATAACAATCCCGTTTCTTTAGGTATTAAAGTAAAAGCATTTGATATTCACCCTAAATGGGAACCGGAATTCGAACATAAAAATATTACACATTTAGAAGGAGATTGGAACACTATTGAATTTGAAGAAAAGTTTGATGTTGTTTGGGCTCACAGTGTTTTACAAGAAGCAAAAGATCCTTTAAAGTTTTTACATAAAATGAATACGTTTACTAGCGACGGCGGCGTATTATGTTTAAGTGTACCAACAACAATTAACAATTTTTACGGTGAACCTGATTACAGAGTATATCCAAACGTTTCACAATCTATTACAATAGTTAATTTAATTCATATGTTAGCACTAAGTGGCTTTAATAGTCGAGAAGGATTTTTATACAAACAGCCTGGTACTAATATTATCAATGCATTTGTCTACAAAGATTCTAATGATGTGTTTGATTACACAGAAAAATCAATTTATGATCTTGTAGACTTCCTACCAAAAAGTTGTGAAGAACAACTTAATAAATTCGGATACATTACTAATAAAGGTTTATTAATTAAGTGGTTATCTGGAACTATCATAGACTATTCTAACATTTAAGTACTTTCTAATATAGATAAGTACTATATATGAAGAAACTTGTTTTAGTAACAGGCGGATTTGACCCTTTACACGATGGTCACATTTCTTATTTTATTGATGCTAAAAAATTAGGTGATAAACTTATTGTTGGTATCAATAGTGACGAGTGGCTTAAACATAAAAAAGGTAAAGAGTTTCAAAATTTAGAAATCCGAACAACTATTATTAAACATTTGGATATGGTATCCGAGTGTATTCATTTTGACGACTCTGATGGCACTTCTTGTGATGCTATCGAACTTCTCTTAAAAAAATATCCCGAAGACGAAATCATATTTGCTAACGGTGGAGATCGTAACGCAGATAACACACCCGAACATAAAAATTTTACAAATAAAGACAGAGTTTCTTTTGCTTATAATATAGGTGATGAAAAGAAATACGGGTCACGAGACTTCCTTGCTTCTTGGGTCAATAATAAAGAAGAGCGACCATGGGGGCATTACAAAGTACTTTATAGAGACGACGGTGTTAAAGTAAAAGAAATTGTTATTGATCCAGGCAAATCAATGTCTTATCAAAAACACAATAAACGTAATGAATTGTGGTTAGTTACAAAAGGTACAGTTTCTAATAATTATGAACACCCAAAAGATGATAGGCTAATAGCACAATCTATTATTGAAAAACATCAGTTCAAAAATATACAAGTGGGTGAATGGCATCAGTTAAATAACAATAGTGACGAAACGGTAAAATTGATAGAAATTCAGTACGGTGAAAAATGTACTGAAGAAGATATAGAAAGAAAAGATGGGTGATATTATTTTTAATATAATTTGGTATCCTTTATGTTTTATTCTACTACTAGGTGTGGTTTTATGGGCATGGATTTACACAAGTTATCTAAGTATTAAAAATATTATTATTAATTTAATTAATGACAAATAGTATTAGAACAAAACAGTGTAAACATGGTAAGTTTAGTTATTTTACAAATGATACTATTATTGGACAAAGTTTAGACTTATACGGCGAATACTGTGAACAAGAGTTTATGGTAATGGCCCATTTGGTTAATCCAACTGATTATATTTTAGATGTAGGTGCAAATATTGGATTACACACAGTATGGTTTGCCAAACACGCATTTCAAGGACACATTAGTTCTTTTGAACCTAACGAATTTAATAGACAGTTACTAGTTCAAAATTTAAGACAAAATCATTGTATGAATGTTGAACTATACACAAACGTTGTAGGTGATAGAACAGGATCTTGTTTTATAAGTTCTTATAGTCCAAACGTTCCGGGTAATTACGGAGAATGTAGTGTATTAGAAGATCGCAAAGGTGCATTTCACGCCGCTCAAATGGTTACAATAGACTCGCTTAAACCTGTAAAGTGTGACTTTATGAAAATAGATGTTGAGGGATATGAACCTCAAGTTTTAAGTGGTGCTATCGAAACAATTAAAAAATATCATCCTAGTATGCTAATAGAAGTAAACGATAGCAAAGAACATATTAATTATATTTGGGATACCTTAAATCCTTTAGGATATTTAATGTGGTGGTTACCGGTAAGAAACTATAATCCAGCAAATTATGCCGGAAATAAAACAAATATATTTTTAAATAGTGGTGTTATAAATTTAGTTGTAGCACACAAAACAAAAGCAAAACTAGAGTTTTTAGATTCCGCTCTAAATTCGGTAATCGACAGAAACGATAGTTATGCAAAAGTTCATCAGAGACTTCATAAACATTGACAATTTCTCTTTAATCGTATATAGTATGTATATACATTAAGGAGAAAAAAATGGTTAACAAGTATATAGTAAAGTATATTTTAGATGATGATCCCCGAAGTCAAGAAGCCATACTTTTAGCAGAAACTAAAGCAGAAGCAGAAAAGCAAATACTTGATGAGTTTACAGGTTTTGCAGATTATGTTAAAGTTGTTAGTGTTGATGCTGAAACTACCCTTAATAAATTCCGTAAAAACGCAGAAGATTTTTTTGTTTAACTGTAAACCCTTGATTTATAAGGCATAGTAAATACATAAAAAGGTTGACAGATGTATAGTCTATGTTATTATAAATTATAGTTAAGAAACAGGAGAAACATATGAATGATGCACTGAAACAAGCAGTTGAGCAAGTAGTTGAAACAATGAAACAAGACTACATTAACTGGTCAACTCAAAATGGTAAAAAACCTTTAAACGGATATCACCAAGAAGTTATTGATAATTGGAACATAGAAATCCAAGAAGGAAATAAGTATATTAAACTTGTTAAAAAAGACCACAAAAGTTCATTTGGTGGTGGTAGTGTTAATGGTTTCATTGTTAAAACACCAACAAAAGGTTTTGTAGAAGGCGATATGCTTAAGGCGGCTAGTTATAATATGCCAGCAACAAATTTTAAACGTGGTAACGTTTTTGAAGATGCCAACAATGCCAGTATTGCTCGTTGGACAGGAATTATGTAAATGGAAAAAGCAGAGTTTATTGCAAAAGCAAAACAATTTGCCCAAGAGGCACACGATGGACAAGTCCGTAAATATACGGGTTTACCTTATGTAACTCACACAGAAGAAGTAGCACAAATTGTAGATAATTATAACGGCAGTAAAGAAATGATCGCCGCCGCATTATTGCATGATACAGTAGAAGATACTTCGGTTACATTACAAGATATTGAAAAAGAATTCGGATCATCAACGGCTGATATGGTTAAATGGTTAACAGATACAAGCCGTCCTGAAGATGGAAATCGTGCAGTACGAAAAGAAATTGATCGTAATCGATTAAGTCAAGCACCAGCGGCAGTTCAGTTAATTAAAGCGGCTGATATGATTAGTAATGGTAAAGACATTAAAATAAACGATCCTAATTTTGCAAAAGTTTACATTGAAGAAATGAAGTTATTGTTAGCCGCAATGACTAAAATTCATTCAATGGATATATACAAAGAAGCAGAGGCGGTAGTAAATGTACAATGACACAGACCCATTAGATAAGGTTACTGTTACTTGCACTGATAACGATAAAGTCTTTGAAGGTCATATTTTAAGACAAGGAAAAGACACTATTAGAGTTGCTATTGAAGGAACACCTTTAAATTTCCAAAAGTATAATAATAAAGGTCTTTGGATAGCAAACTATCAAGGCATGGAATTCACCTTTCTATTGCAATGAAATTAGACTTACACGGAAAAACAATTCACGAGGCGTGGCAAACGTTTAAATCACATACTGAGATATGTAAGTTAAATGGCGTTCGTAAGTTTGTGGTTATAACAGGATATGGCAAAATATATGAAGAATTGCCTAGATGGACCGACAGTATTTCTTGCATTTCTGAAGTAAAATCCATGGCTCCTAACTATGGTTCTTACGAAATAGTGTTAAAAAAGAACAAAAAAGAACATATAGTAGAAATAGGTACAAAAAACCCAATAAAATCAAGGGTAAATTTATCTCCATTGTTGCAAAAATACGGCAAAAAAGGTTGACAGAATGCCGAATGATGCTATTATAAAATAGTAAGTTAAACAAAAGGAGATATAGAAAATGGCATATGTTAATAAAGAAGACGTTAAAGCAATTAGAAACGAACTTAAAAAGCAATTCCCAAACATCAAATTTAGTGTTACAAAAGATCATAGTTCAAGTGTACAGATTACACTAGTATCTGGAGACATTGACTTTTATGATGGATCTTTAGACACATTTGACAAATACAGCCAAACTATTAGACCTTTTACAGGTTCAACTCAAATTAATCAATATCATACACACTTTTATGGTATTCATAAAGACTTATTTGATAAGATTTATGAAATTGCCAAAACTGCACCAATTAACGGTGAAGGATATCATAAAGGAAAAGGTTGGTTTGATGAATCAGATTCAATGACTGATTATTTCCATACTGCTTACTACATTAACATTTCGGTAGGTAAATGGGATAAGAATTACGAAGTTGTTAAGCAAAAGGTAGCGGCATAACTATAAAGGTTGACAGATTAGCAATAGATGTTAATATAACAATATAAACGAAAACTAACGAATAGGAGAAATAATGAATAGTTACGTTTTAATTAAAGAAGGTTCATACAGGAACCAAACAATCAAAAACAAAGTCTTTCCGTTGGTAAAGAATGTACAAGACAGTAAAACAGGAATGTTTATTACTGTAGACGGTACTGAAGGCTTTGATAATCCAAAAATTAGGGTGAAAATAAAATCCCCTACCAGTGTTACTTTCGTAGATAGAAGTGAGTATGCTAGTCAAGTAGAAGCAAACACTCCTAAAGAAAGTTCAAAACTTACTGCTAAAGATGAAACAAGGATTGTAGAAATCGCTCAAAGGTTTGAGATCCTTGATGAGATGACCACTGCTCTTAAGAATGGTGATGTAAGAGCAATGATTGTTACAGGCCCTCCAGGGGTTGGTAAGTCCTACGGTGTTGAAACTACACTTGAAGAACAAAGTGGTTTTGATGACCTTGCCGGTAATAGAAAATTTGAATTTGTAAAAGGTGCTATGACAGCCTTAGGGTTGTATGCAAAACTTTATGAGTTTTCAAATAGTGGTAACGTTGTAGTGTTCGATGACTGTGACAGTGTACTACTTGATGACCTTGCACTTAACATTCTAAAGGCGGCACTTGATAGTGGTGCTAGACGTAGAATTTATTGGAACGCCGATTCTGCCAAATTAAGAGCAGAAGGTATTCCTAATAGTTTCGACTTTAGAGGTAGTGTGTGTTTTATCACTAACATTAAATTCGACCATGTTAAATCTAAGAAGTTAAAAGATCACTTAGATGCTTTGATGTCAAGATGTCACTACATTGATTTGACACTTGATACAGAAAGAGACAAGTATCTAAGGATTCAACAAATTGCTAGAAAAGGTGATTTGTTTGCTAATTACAAAAACTTCAATGATGAAGACAAGCAAGAAATCCTAGAGTTCATGTTCCAAAAAAGAAAGTTCTTAAGAGAAATGAGTTTGAGAATGGCTCTTAAGATTGCTGACTTGAAAAAACTAAATTCAAGTAATTGGAAAATGTTGGCAGAAAATACTTGTATGCGAAGAGCATAAACTAATTTAAATGGCCCTTCGGGGCCATTTCCCAACACAAGGAACAGAACAATGCATCAACCAGAAGACTTAGAATATTGCCTTAAGGTAGCAGTTGGAATTATTCAAAGTCCTATACCTCCAAAATTTACACATAAGCCAATTAGTTTGGCAAATTATGATGTTGGGTTTATTAATAATGCAGTTCGTAGTATTAATAAAGGAGACGGACTTAGTGATAAGCAACGTGAACTTACAGTTAAGTTAGTATCTAAATATACAAGGCAATTTAAAAAACTTGGTATTGATGTAACGACGATAATACAAAACCCTATTTTTTCTAGCCCATTAAGGCAAGTAGATAGGACTCGTTATATTGGTTTAGAAGAAGATACTATTGTAGTTAAATTTCCTTATAACAAAGATATGATTAGGGAATTCCAATCTATAGTAAAAAAATTAAAGTCTACTAAGACTGCTTTTAACAAGCAAGATAAGATTTATAACACAACTTATAACGAATATAATTTAATGGTCATTTTCAATTGGTCAGCAAAGTATAACTTTGATTATTCGGACAAGTTTTTAGAAATACAAAAACAGTGTAAAGGTATTTTAAGTAATAGAAGTAATTATGCAATACAGTTAATAGTTAAAGATGATAAAACTGAATTAAGAAATGCGCCAGATACTTTAGCAGAGTATTGGACAAGTAAAATGCAGTTGATGCCAATTAAAGAACAAATAGTAGCCGCGGCAGATCAAAATATTGATATAGTAAATGAAAGCAATTTAATAAAACTAAGTTCTGTAGGTGAAAAAATATTACAGGCTAGAGGTGGTAAATTTGATTGGTTAAATACAACGCCGGAAGAAATATACAATTCGGCAGTTAATGAGTTTGGGTTTAATCGAGTGGCATTTATTGCAGATGGTAGAACAATAACAGATGAACTTGCACAGAACCTCGTTAATTTGGTGTCTAAATTGGGCAAAGACGTCTGTACAGTGCAGTTGAAAACCAATAAGCAGTTATTTAAAGCCAATAAATCCTTGACACAGGATATTAAATTTGCTATACTAGATAGTGTTCAAAGGTATTCGAATCCAAAAGTAAAACACAATTGGAAACCTGATTTTATAATCAGTACAAATACCATAAGCAAATATAGGCAATACGGGTTTAATATTATTGGCGGACAGACTGGTGTGTCACTTAATACAGATGCTTGGATATGTCACTATACTTACGGAAGCGATTTAAGGAATAATAGTGCCAAAAGCAAAATTAATAATTAAAGATGAAGTTAATGTATCTATAAAAGGACTTGAATTAGACGCTAGAAGGCGTCTACTTAATATGTTCAAGTTTGAAGTTCCTTATGCAAGATATCTTCCAGCAGTTAGATTAGGTAGATGGGACGGTAAGGTTAGTTACTTTCAATTAGGTGGCAGTACTTATATAAATCTTCTTCCACAGATTATTCCAGTGTTAGAAGAAATGAAGTATCAAATTGATTTAGAAGATTTGAGACAGTACAAAACTAAGTTTGAATTTAACGAAGTAACTGCTGATGCATTTGCACATAAATCTTGGCCCAAAGGACATCCTGTAGAAGGACAGCCTGTAGTTTTACGTGACTACCAAGTAGAAATTATTAATAACTTTTTATCTAATCCTCAAAGTTTGCAAGAAATTGCCACAGGTGCAGGTAAAACTTTAGTAACTGCGGCATTGAGTAGTATTACAGAACAATATGGTAGAAGTATTGTAATTGTTCCAAACAAAAGCCTAGTTACACAAACAGAAGAAGACTATGTTAATTTAGGATTAGATGTAGGTGTGTTTTATGGTGACAGAAAAGAATTTGGCCACACACATACAATTTGTACTTGGCAAAGTTTAAACATATTATTAAAAAATACAAAGAATCATATAGCACCTATAAGCATTGAAGAATTTTTAGAAGGTGTTAATTGTGTTATTGTAGATGAAGTGCATATGGCAAAAGCAGATGCATTAAAAACATTATTAACTGGCCCAATGGCAACTATTCCAATTCGTTGGGGATTAACAGGAACTATACCAAAAGAAGATTATGAGTTTATGAGTCTTTTGGTAAGTTTAGGAGAAGTTGTTGGAAAGAAAAGTGCAAGTGAATTACAAGAAGCCGGAGTACTTGCAAACTGCGAAGTTAATGTTGTACAATTAGTTGACCATGGAGATTATGGAAATTATCAAAGTGAATTAAAGTATTTGTTAACAAATGATAAAAGATTAGAATACTTGGCTACACTAGTTAGTAAAGTGGGCGAAGAAGGAAATGTACTTGTTTTAGTAGATAGAGTTGAAGCAGGTAAAGAATTAGTTAAGAAGATTGGAAACAAAGCAGTATTCATTAGTGGAGCAACAAAAGCCACTGATAGAAAAGAGCATTACGATGAAGTTGCTAGTGTAAACGATAAGATTATTGTTGCAACATATGGAGTTGCGGCTGTAGGTATTAATATACCTAGGATATTTAATCTAGTATTAATCGAGCCTGGTAAAAGTTTTGTAAGAGTAATACAAAGCATTGGCAGAGGAATTCGTAAAGCACAAGACAAAGACTTTGTAAAAATATGGGATATAACGTCTACCTGCAAATATGCAAAAAGACATTTAACAAAACGAAAGAACTTCTATAAAGAAGCCAATTATCCTTTTGTAGTAGAAAAAGTACAATGGGATTAAAAATGGAGAAAGAACAAATGGATAAAAATAAAAAACCTTCAGTGCCAGTAACACCACCAAAACAACCTGGTATGCTTATGTGGGACGCAGGTATCTACTACTTTAGTGATCCTTTTACTTCAGATTCGACAAAGCCAGTTATTCAATGGGTAATTGAAAAAAACTTAACACCTTCGTCTGAAAGACCTAAAGAACTAACACTTGTTATTAATAGTCCAGGTGGAGATGTACATAGTGCCTTTGCATTAATTGACACAATGAAAGGTAGTGCTATACCTATTAAAACTGTAGGACTAGGTCTTATTGCAAGTTGTGGTATACTTACTTTTATGAGCGGTACTAAAGGCAGACGTATTGTCACACCTAATACAAGTATTTTATCACATCAATACAGTTGGGGTTCAGGCGGTAAAGAACATGAGTTGTTTGCTAGAGTTAGAGAGTTCGAACTTTCAAGTCAACGTATGATGGAACATTATAAAAAATGCACAGGCTTAACTGAAAAGAAAATCAGAGAAGTATTATTGCCAGCAGAAGATGTATGGCTAAGTGCTCAAGAGGCAGTTAAGTACGGAATTGCAGACAAAATTAAAGAGGTATATTAATGCAGATTCTTACATTAGAAAATAAAACTTTTGTAATGAATGATTTACCTGAAGAAGTGGATGAATTACGATTTGCGGTACTGGATAATAGTAACCCAAAAGAACCAGACTACTTTTTTATTCCGTTAATTTTTTTACAAAGTTTTAATGCTCCTGCGTTAGTTTTAAAAATTGGTCCACATACTATTAGAATGCCACGTGATTGGCAAATGCTTATTGGCGAAGCAGAAGTCGGCGATTTAGAAGTAGTTCCTTTAACTAGTTTAAATGACAGAGGATTTAATGCTTTTACATTTAATCCACGTGGAGACTTTAGGCCCGAATTTTATCCAGTAGAAATTGTAGACGTGTATCAGGAAGTTAAATGGTATTTTCCAAAACTAAAGCCTGGACACTTGTTGGCAGTTCCTTTACGTGAAGGCGAAAACCCGCCTTGTGCATATTTTGTAGAGGATATAAGCCGAACTTCGGAAATTGTAGATGTCTCAAAAATATGGTAAATTAATTGTTAAAAAAAGTGAACATAATTATAGTGTGAAACTTAACGCATCTAATGAGCAACATTGGTTAGAAGTACAACGACCTTTGATCGAAAATGTAGTTTCTTTTTTTAATGATAGACAACTAGTAGATAAAGGTGTTAATATAAAGATAGATTGGGACAAAGAAAATAACAGATGGTACCATATAGAATTTGAGAATATCGATGATGCAAATTTATTTCAAATTACATTCGCGGAGTATTTTTAATGGCAACTAAACTACCTTTAAACAGAGTACTTGGTGCTATGGATCGTAAACAGAAAGATTTTTATGATTCGTTAACTGACGAAGAAAAGAAGGCTTTTAGTGCTTTTCTTATGAATCGTTATGCAAGTAGTGTAAAAGGTAATCCGGCTTTACAAGAATGGTGGCTTATAGCAACAAACAAAAGAGTAAACACAAACTTTTTTGATTTAGCAAAGCACCCAAAATTACAATGGTTGCTATTAACAACTGCTAGTCCAGGTATGGGTACGGCATTTCATGAATGGATACCACACAAAAAGAAAGACGCAGTAAACAATAAAGTACTAAAAACACTTAAAACATTATATCCTTTTGCAAAAGAGGATGAATTAGAGTTAATGGCAACAATTAACACAACAAGTGATATTAAAACTCATTTGGAAAATATGGGTTATGATAAGAAAGAAATAAAAGAACTAGTATGAAACAAATACATTGTGATTTATTTTTAATGTGGCCTCCCGGTGCTGGAGGTAATTTTTTACTATCTCTTTATACTTGGGGTAGTATAGGTGCTATACCGGTCAAAAACGATTTAAACTCGTATGATGCAGAGCCTTTTCCTAGCGTCGCACAAATAGATACAATGGAAGACGAAGATAAAATTAATAAAGTTGACGTAATTTGTACTCATTTTCCTAACGACAATTATGTAAACAATTATAATTTTAAGTGTGATAATGCATGGGCAGTTACAGTAGACGAAATAGACACATGGAATTATATTACTAAACTTGCAAACATAAAACAAAGTGTTCAAAGTATACCAAGTGAGAATCAATTGAATAGGTATAGTGACTTAATTGAAAAAATGCGTTATAAGATTGACAATTTACAATTACTAAAATATAATGATATTTTCGTAAACAGAACTGTTTTTACAAGTTGGACAGAAAGTTTAAAATCATATCACGAAAAGAATTTACAACTGGCATGAATGCACTAATGGCTATAGCAAAACAAACAAGAAATAATTATAAACCAGGTGATAAACCTTTTGTTTGTAAGTATTGTGAACGAGGGTTTAGCAGAGAGAAAACTTTGATAAACCATATGTGTGAGCAAAAACGCAGATGGCAACAAGAAAAAGATAAAGGTGTGCAAATGGGTCTACAAGCCTATTTGCGTTTTTATGAGTTAGCAGGAAGTCAAAAGAAGTCATATGGAGATTTTGCAAACAGTCAATACTATAATGCTTTTGTAAAATTTGGTAAACATATTATAGATATCAAAGCAATTAATCCTAGTGCATTTATTGATTTTGTGTTAAAAAGTGATATTAAATTAGACAAGTTTTGTAAAGATGAAAATTATCAGTTATATTTAGAAACACATTTAAGAACAGAATCTTGGCAAGACGCAGTTGCTAGAAGTTTAAAAACTATGGAAAAATGGGCAGATGAGAACGGTGTACACTTACATACATATTTCTTTGCGGCTAATCCAAACAGAATTTGTACTCATATTGTAAATGGTAGAGTTAGTCCGTGGGTTATATTTAATTGTGACACTGGTGTTAGTTTTTTAGGCAAGTTAAATCAAGAACAATTAACTATTGTATATCCTTATATCGATCCAGATTTTTGGAGACAACATTTTGTTAAGTATCACCAAGAAACTGCTATTGTAAAAGATGCACTAAAGGAATCTAACTTATGAGTAAGTTACCAGATATCGACATAGACTTCGCTAATAGAGATAGTGCTTTGGCAGTTATGCCCGGCGTATCGGCGTCTATGACGGAGCATGGGGTCACTAAAAAGCATAATACAGGTGTATACTATACAAAGATTCCGCTTAATCCAGAAACAGGAACAAGCACATTAGATTATAAAATAGCAGAAGAGAGAGGATATTTTAAATTAGATTTGCTTAATGTTGCAGTATATCAAAAAGTAAAAGATGAAGAACATTTAGATAAATTAATGAAGCAAGAGCCTTTATGGGACTTGTTATGGAAAAGTAAAGAGTTTTGTGAACAGGTAATTCATGTTGGTAATTACTATGATTTAATATGCAGTATGAAACCTGACAGTATACCGAGAATGGCAATGTTACTAAGTATTATAAGACCAGGTAAAGCATACTTACAAAATAAACCTTGGAAAGAAGTTGCTAAAGAAGTTTGGATTAAACCAGAAGATGGTCAATATTATTTTAAAAAAGCACACGCAGTTGCATATGCACATTTGGTTGCAGTTCATATTAATTTATTATGTGAGGAGTATAGTAGTTGAAAATTTTAATCTTTGGTTTACCAGGAAGTGGTAAAACTACACTAGCAAAACCTTTTGCAGAATTAATTGGTGGTGTACATATAAACGCAGATGAAGTTAGAGCAAAATATAATGATTGGGATTTTACACAAGAAGGTAGAATGAGACAAGCACAAAGAATGCGTCATATCGCAGATGGTGTTGTGATGGCAGGAAAAATTGCAGTTGCTGATTTTATTGCACCTACTGAAAATGCAAGATTAGAATTTGCACCCGATTACACAGTATGGATGGACACTATCGAAGAAGGGCGTTTCGAAGATACTAATAAGATGTTCCAAGCGCCTACAAATTTTGATTATCATGTAAAGCAATGGTTTACTGATACACACCAACAACTTTCAGAAGTAGTTATGAACTACATAGAGAAGAAAAATGTTTGATACATTTAAACCCACAACACAAATGCTTGGACGTTGGCAACCTTGGCATCCAGGACACACAGAACTTTTTAAACGAGCCCTTGCTGAAACAGGTCAAGTATGTATTATGATTAGAACTGTACCCCAAGATACAGATGCATCAGGCGGGCGTACAATGACACAAGACGACAATCCTTTTAAAGTTACAGATGTAGAAGATAACATTAAAAAAGAACTTGAAAAAGAAGGATATGTTTATCAAAGAGAATATACAATAATGATAGTACCTAATATTGTAGATATTAGTTATGGTCGTGGTGTAGGTTACACATTTACAGAACATGACTTAGGAAAAGAGATACATAATATTAGTGCTACAAAAATTCGAGCTGAGATGCGAGAAAAAGGAGATCTATGACATACCTAGTAAATGATAATTGTGTAAAATGTAAGTATACAGACTGTGTAGCAGTTTGTCCTGTAGACTGTTTTTATGAAGGTGAAAACTTTTTAGCAATTAATCCAAACGAATGTATTGACTGTGGCGTTTGTGAACCAGAATGTCCGGCCGGTGCTATTGTGGCAGACAACAGTATGGAAAAAGAAGAACACGATAAGTGGTTAAAGATTAATACAGAAATGTCTGAAAAGTGGCCTAACATTTCAAAAACAAAAGATCCGTTACCTGATGCAGATAGTTTTAATCCTAAAGAAGGATATACTGGTGGCGATAAAACAGAATTTTTAAGTGAAAATCCTGGAGAAGGTAATTAGTCAACTTTTTTGATTAATTGAATACTACGACGTTTAGTACGTTTTTTGGAAAGTTCGTTAAGACTAACTTGTGGACCGGCTAGTACTTGACAATCTTTGCTAATAAAAGTTGTTAAAATTGGTCTAAATTTGTACCAGTCTTGTTTAAGAAAAATGTTGATAGGGATCATTCTATTTGATTCCCACCACCATACTTCAGCAAGTGCTAAAAAATCTTTTTTAAGTTCTATGTCGCTTACTCGCTCATAGTCATAAAAACTAGTACAATGGGAATCTCGATTTTGTATAATACCGATGTATTCCCTATCGCCGTATTTAATATGGCTTAAAAAGGGGTATTGTTTAAGTAATTTTTCTAGTAACTCGTCCATGCTAATTTTACATAAATATATATAGTATGTGGATATTAAATAATGCAAAAACTATTTGGTTATATACAAAAACAGAATATTTCAGTTGTTTACTCTCCAGTTTCAACTGTAGAACATAGGAACAGAACAGTGTACTCACGTCCTTTGAAAGCATATAGAGGTATTACAAATACCCTACAAATACAACTAAAAGATTCAGATCAAAAACCTGTTGATATAACAGGTAAAACCTTTGTCTTCAACATTTTAAATCCTTCTACATATGTAGTTATCATTTCTAAAACCGGGACCATAGCAAATGCGAGTCAAGGTAAAGTTGACTTTGATTTAACAGATGGTGACCTAAGAAACAGTGACGCAAATATGTATACTTACAGTGTGCATGAATTAAAGTCAGACGGAACTAGAACTGTTGTTTATAGCGGTGATAATTATGAAGCAGGCGGAACTATTGAGATAATTGACGGAGTTTATAATGACTTTGTACCTAGTAGAGAATTACTAGTGCTTTCAGATGAAGCAAATTCTAATGGAAATACAGTTACAAAATACACTAGTTCAGTAAATGCATACCCAGAACTGAATCAAAATAAAGCATTACATACCGCTCAATATTACTTAGACGGTTATACCGGTACAGTTACTATACAAGGTACTATGGATCCGATAGATAGTTTAGTAAATGCCAATTGGTTTGATGTTAAAACCGATACATATACTGCCGTAACTGGAAACGAATATAGCACATTTAACGGTGTTTTTACTGCTATTAGATTTAAGCAAATAAAAACTGCCGGAACCTTAACAAAAGTCTTGTATCGTCCGTAATTTTGTGCTATAGTAAGCACTATGCAAAATAAAATATACGACACAATAATGGCTTTATTGCCTGCTAAAAAGAAAACCAGTCCTAGTGGTTGGATAAGTTTTAGTGGGTCGTGTTGTGTACATAATGGTGAATCGCAAGACACTAGAGGTCGAGCAGGAGTAACTGGTGGTGCTGATGGAGTATTAAGTTATCACTGTTTTAATTGTGGGTTTAAAGCACACTGGAAACCAGGTTGGCATCTTACATATAAAATTAGAAAGTTGTTGCAATGGTTTGGTGCAGATGAAAAAACAATTAAAGGACTTCAGATCGAAGCATTACGTTTAAAAGAGTATGCAGAAGAAGTTGGCGAAGTTGAAGAATACGAAGAAGTTACTTTTGAGGAAAGAGATTACCCAAACGATTCAGAACCATTACTGCATTGGATACATAATCCTGGTAAGTATGAAAAGCAAATTGCTCTTGTGGCAGAATATGTTATTAACAGAGGACTTGAAAGTCGTTTAAAAGATTTAAGATGGTCTCCTAGCAGAGCAGGTAATTTAAATCAACGTGTAATTATTCCTTTTTATTATAAAGGAAAGTTTGTTGGTTATACTGCTAGAGCAATTAATAATGATGTACAACCAAAATACTTAAACAATATGCAACCTGGATATGTATATAATACTAATGAGCAAGACAAAGATCGTAAAATTGTAATTGTTACAGAAGGCCCAATAGATGCTTTAAAAATTGGTGGTGTGGGTATAAACAGTAATATGATTAATGAATCTCAGGCAGATTTGATTGACTCTTTAGGAAAAGATGTTATAGTAGTGCCAGACCAAGACGATGCAGGAAGTAAAGTAATTGATACTGCAATAGAGTATGGTTGGAGTGTAGCATTTCCTGACTGGGAAAATGATATAAAAGATGTTAGTGATGCAGTAGACAAATATGGCAAACTATATACATTATGGAGTATAATTAATTCTGCACAACAAAGTAAAATAAAAATCGAACTTATGAGGAAGAAACTTGCAAACTGAATATACAATAGATATACAGAAACTATTTTTAGAGATGATGCTTAATGATGCAGAGTCTTATGTTCGTGTACAAAATATTTTTAATGCAGAAAATTTTGACAAGAGTTTAAGAGAAGCGGCAAGGTTTGTTGCTAGTCATACTAGTGAGTATAGCACTATGCCTACTATCGAACAAGTTAATGCGGCTACAAATACTAAATTAAAACCAGTACACGAAGTTAACGAGGGTCATTATGATTGGTTTTATGACGAATTTGAAAAGTTTACTAGACGTCAAGAACTAGAACGTGCAATTCTAAAAAGTGCAGACTTGTTAGAAAAAGGTACATATGAACCTGTAGAAAAATTAATTAAAGACGCAGTACAAATAAGTCTTACAAAAGACTTAGGTATTGAATATTGGGAAGATCCTAGAGCAAGATTAATGGCATTAAAAGATGGCAACGGACAAATTAGTACAGGTTGGCCTGCACTTGATAGAAAATTGTTTGGCGGATTTAACAGAGGCGAACTAAACATTTTTGCAGGTGGTAGTGGTTCTGGTAAAAGTTTGTTTATGCAAAACTTATCTGTAAACTGGGCAATGGCAGGACTAAATGGAGTATACTTAACACTAGAACTTAGTGAAGGGTTATGTGCTATGAGACTTGATAGTATGGTTACAGATATCCCTAGTAAAGAAATATTTAAAGACTTAGATACCGTTGAAATGAAAATTGGTATGACAAGTAAAAAAGCAGGTAGTTTGAGAATTAAGTATCTGCCAGCACAAAGTAATATTAATGATATTAGAGCATACTTAAAAGAACTACAAGTTAAAATAGGTAAAAAATTAGATTATATTTGTGTTGATTATTTAGATTTGTTAATGCCGGTTAGTGCAAAAGTAAGTCCAAATGATCAGTTTATTAAAGACAAGTATGTTTCTGAAGAATTGCGTAATTTAGCAAAAGAATTTAATATATTATTAGTAACTGCTTCGCAGTTAAACAGAGCGGCAGTTGAAGAAATTGAATTTGATCATAGCCATATTGCAGGTGGTATTAGTAAAATTAATACTGCTGATAACGTTATTGGTATTTTTACTAGTAGAGCGATGCGTGAACGTGGAAGATATCAAATACAATTTATGAAAACTAGAAGTAGTGCAGGTGTAGGTCAAAAAGTAGATTTAGAATTTGATCAAAATAGTTTGCGTATTAGAGAACTAGTAGGAGGGGAATCAGAACAGCCTTCTACAGTAAGTGATAGAAGTAACGAAGTTATGAATAAAATTAAAACAACTAGTAGTTTTACATCAGACGAACAACCGCAAAAGATTGTTCGTGCTGACGTACAAAGTTCTAAACTTCAAGATATGTTAAAAACACTAAAAAATTAATTTTTAGGTTTAAATTGGTCAATAACTAAATTGCCTTTTTCGTCTTTAGGTATACCAACTTTTCTAATTTTTTTGGCATATGCATCAATACTATGATCGTATACGCCATCAAAGAATTGTAGTTTAGACCAGGCTTTTAATCTACCTCGCATTCTATCTTTAAAACGTTGCCATGGACTTAGTCCGTTACGAACGTTGCCGTAGAAATTAAGATAATTTAATTCGCCGTGGTGTTTAAAACCTAACAAAGCCGGCGGTACTCTAGTTACTGCATCATTGTTGTTAACCCAACGATGATGTTTTATTTTTATGCTATTGACAAATGCTTTGTTACCAACTCTTGGAGATCCAAAAGTGTATAATGAAATATTGCTAAATTCGTCCTGTAATCTAGCGGCACAAATAGTAGCCATCGCGGCTCCTAAACTATGACCGGTTACAGTACATTCTTTACTTTTATGTTTATAGATAAAATCTTCAATACTTTTCCAAAGTTTTTCAATTTCGTCGTAGAATCCGTCGTGTACTCTTCCTGCTACTTTACTTTTACTTTTCCAAGTTTTTGCATCAGCAATAAGGTCACTTGGTTCGCCTGGTTCTGTACCTCTAAATACAAGCGTTACAAGGGTATCGTTTGCCAAAAGATAGGCTTGTGCCCCATCAATATCAAGGAATTCGATGGTGTTATACCCTAATTGTTTAAGAGTTGCTTGTATAGATGGGTCTACGTCCTTATATGCCAATGCAGAAAGCATAGCATGATGAGAGTCGTAATTCATATGTTTAATCCCCTTCAGTTACTTGTTTTAGTAACTGTATTTAACCAAATAATTTAAATAAATAAGTTATAATACGGAGAAAAATGATGCAAAATAAACATCGTAGACTTCTAGAAGAACTTGACAGTATCGCTTTACCAAGAGATCGTGTACATTTAATAGAGTCTAGAGCCCAACATATTATTGCTGGTGCTACTAATCTAATTAATTTAATTAAAGAGTCTTACGATGACGAAGTTGCTGAAGATATGGAACGTAAATTACTTTTAGCAATTAAGCGTCAAGATCCAACTAAATTCAATAATGGGTTAAAGAAGTTAAAAAATGAAAATAAGTGAACTAGATTTAAGTAATAAAGCCGATTTTAATCAAGAATTGAGCAAAACTAAAGCAAAAATAAAAGAACTACAAGTTCTTGCCCAAAAGGCAAAAACTATGTACGAAAAAGCCATAGCCGAATACGAACGTACAGAAACACAAAATGCAGAAAAGTTTGACGAAAAGCCTACTGAAGCATTTAAAGAGTGGTTTCAACATATGTTCAAAGTTGACTTTAATAGAACACAATTTGTTCCTGGCTTTCAGTTAAATGATAATACTGTTAAAAAAGTTTATAAACTTTTTATAGCATATGCTAGTATGAATTACTTTTTAAAACCCAAAACACCTATTCAAGGTGCAGATACATTTTTACAAATTATTAAAGCAATTGACAAAAATCTAGTTTCACAAGCAGATACAGTTTTTGGTAGATATGTTCGAGGTGAAGAACAAAAGAATCCAGGAACAGTTTCACAAGATTTAAAATTAGTACTACAAAATTTATCCCCAGAACAACAAAAACAATTACAAGCATTGTTAGATAAGTCGGGAGAAAAAGCATAATGAAACTTAATGAAGTAAAATATGATTATAAGTCCAAACAATATCTAGCAGAAAGTTGGGACGTATTAACAGAAGCACAACAAGTTTATATTGGTTCGTGGGAAAAGAAAGTTTGGCCCTTAGTTGAAAGTTATAGCAAATTACTTGAAACAGAAATTACGGCTGACCAGGTTAATGATATTTTCCAAAAAGCAGAAAAAGTTGCTATGGACTCTGGCAACAATACTACAGTTTTAGGAAAAGCAGGAAAAGTTAGTGCTAAAATTGCCGGTAAGTTAAAAGACGAAATCGAAGTACTTGCTAAAAAGGCACTAGACTCTGGACCAATTCAAAATGTTGATACTGCATTTGATAAGTTAAGAAGTCAAATCTCTACTAGCGTTGGAAAAGGACCGGGCGGTAATGCAATTTTAAGAATTGTAGATAAATGGAAAAATTATGCTAAAGAAAATCCAGCAAAAGCGGCGTTTGCCTTAAGTGCGATGACATCTGCACTAGCGTTTGCAAGTGGTGGCATTGTTTCAGGTTTAGCAATCGGTTTCTTCTTAAAATTAGCAAATAACATTTTAACAGGAGAGAAGTTAAGTAGTGCAGTTGTAAAAACTGGTAAGCAAATGGCAATTGGTGCTATCGCCGGCGGACTTGGTAAAGTTGTTGCCGACGCGGCGGCAGATTTATTTCCGGCAGAAGTTACGCAAATATTTACAAGTTCAGATGGAACTATACTTGACGTAGATGAACTTCCTGGTATGGATAAAACTATTGAAACAATTACTGCTGATGAAGTAAAAGAATTGATGCAAACTAGAAATGCATTTTTAACAATGGCTAGAAATTTATCAGTTACAGATCCAGACGCAAATGAAGCCATATTAAAACAAGTACAAGAAATTAATAACAAAATCTTTGAACTAGAACCCGATGGCGCAAACGCCAATGAAGCAGTTAATAATTTAGCCAACAGATTTGGAATCGAAGGTGAAGGTGTTAATTTAGAAAAAACTACAACAACTTCAACAGGAGATGCCGATTCTGATACATATACAACTGAGCCTGCAGGTGAAATTTCAAATGATCAGATACAAAAAGCAGGTTTAGATTATGCTCAACAGCCTGATTTAAGTGAAGAATTTATGGACTTCCTAAAAGAAAAAGGAATGACCGAAGATGAGATAGCACAGATACAGGCACAAGCAGGTTTTGATAAAGCAGTAGCAGATCAATCATGGCTTGGTGTAAAAGTAAGCGCCGAAAACTCTTCAAATATTTTTGACGGAAAATTACCCAATAATATAGATGCAAACGAAGTAGCAAGTCAGATTGATATTCCTGATAACATGGAAGTTGGTGAAACTTTTTCAAGTGAAATTTCTACAAGTTTTGACGGTATTGAAGGTAATTTAACATTTCAAGGAGACTACTCTTTTGAAGGTGTAGATGCAGACGGTAATGATGTTTACCAAATTAAATCAATTCGAATTGCACCTGAATCTAAAATAGCAGACGGTGTACTTGAAAAGTTAAGTGATGAAGACCAAGATAAGTTTTGGGAACTAATGGGCAAGTACACGGGTGAGAATATCGATTCTTCAGAAGCGGCAGTTACTGAATACTATGATGACTTAAACCAAAAATTAGCAACAAGTTTTGCTGGTGCAATAGCAACAGTGGCACTAGCAGGTGCAGTTGCAAACGCTGAAAACAAACAAGCAGAAAATTTAAAACAAGAATCTTATAGACAAAGTGTTGAAAACAAATTAATGGAGCAATATCTAGCAGAATTAAATGCATTAGATATGATGAAGAAAGCGGCTATGGCTACAGTTAAAGGTGTAGGTAAAGTTGCCGACGCTACATTAGGAAGTGTTTCAGCAGGAGCCATGAAAGCGGCCCAGGCGGCAGTTAACACAGGTAAAGCAGTTGGTAAAGAACTAGGTAATAAAATTACAGTTAAAAAATTATTAAATTTATGGAAATCTGCAGGAAAGCCTTTAACAGTTGCAGGTGTTGTACAAGTTTTACAAAAAGCAGGTATGAACGATGAAACTATTGGACTTGTTAATAAGCAAGTACCTGATTTAGATTTTACTGCAAAAGAAGAGCCTAAAAAAGATGGTGAAAGAGAAAAAGAAAAAGTTACACCAGGTACTGAACAAGAACCACAAGGCGATTTATTTGGTAAAGACGCACAAGGAGGAACAACTGTTAATATTGACATGGCGCAATTAGCGGCAATTCTAAAAAATAATGACTTAGACGACGAAGTAAGAGCAATACTAAAAAGAGGCGTTAAGGCGGCATAATGTTATTAAAAGAAGTTTTTATTCCTAAAACACACAGTTGGAAACTGTTTGAAGCAGAAGGTAAAAATACACACCTTGAACACATTGAAGATTTAGTTTTCAATGAAGGATATGATGGTGCAGTAAAAGCCTTTGAATATTTAGATTCTGTAAAAAGTATGCTTGAAGGTGGAACACCTCAAGGCAAAGTAACTATTAAATGGGACGGTAGACCTGCAATTATTTGTGGAATAGATCCTGAAGATAGTAAATTCTTTGTAGGTACAAAATCAGTATTCAATAAAGCAGATAAAAAACGTGCAAAATCTCCTGCAGATGTTAAGGCAATGTATGGCGATAAAGCAGACTTGGCAGAAAAATTATTATTAGCACTTAAACTACTTCCTAAATTGGGAATTGGTACAGTAGTGCAAGGGGACTTTTTATTTGGTCCTGGAGAAGTAGAAACAGACACAGTTGGTGATGAAGAATGTTATACATTTACTCCTAACACTCTTACATATGCAGTTCCTGTTAAGAGTGATATTGGTAAACGTATTAGTAAAGCAACTATTGGTATTGTATTTCATACAGAATACACGGGCGAAACACTAGACGAAATGACTGCAACTTTTGGATATAGTGTAAATGGTTTAACAAAAACGCCTGAAGTATGGTTTGATGATGCAAATTATAAAGATGTAAGTGGTATTGCAACATTAACTGGTGAAGAAGAAGCAAAAATCGATAACGAATTAGACAGAGGACGTACTACACTTAAAAAAGTTGGTACTAAAATGAATAAAGTATTAGAGTTTGGAGAATTTTCAAAATTTATTAAACCATTTATTAATAACAATGTTAGAGCCGGAGAACAAGTAGGCGAACCTTTAGAATTTTTAAGAAAGTTTCAAGATTTTTATACAACAAAAATGAACGCAGAAATTGAAAAATTAAAAGGCGGAGCAGAAAGTCCAGCCGCGTCAAAGCGTATTGAAAAAATAGAACAACAAAAAGAATTTTTGGCTGATAATGCCAACACACTGCTATTGACATTGGCTGTATATCGTCGTATAATTAGTGCAAAGTTACTATTAATTAATAAGTTAAGTAAAGTAGATAACATTGGCACATTTGAAAAAACTGCTGATGGATATAGAGTTACTAATCACGAAGGCTTTGTAGCATTTGGTATCGATGGCGGTGCTGTCAAACTAAACGACAGAATGGAATTTAATAGATTAAATTTCTTAGCAACTAAAAGTTGGAAAAAATAATGGAAAAGTTTACGGCACAAGAGTGGGCGGCTATGGAAGGTGGGCATGAAGTACCACGCAAAAAGATGTTTGAGTTCATTAATGACGAAATGACAGAGGCCCGTTTATTTAGAAACCCAAAACAATTTATTACAAAAGACGGTGAAGATATTGCCGCGAATGTATATGCACATTTGTTAGGAGTACAGGCTATGCGTTATACAGATCCTGGAAAAGCAAGTACATATGCAAGAGAAACTTTAAAGTATAATGGGTTTGATGGTGTTCGTAGTGGTGCAACAGATTTGCATAATTTAATTGCTGGACTAGAACGCAAGGGCGGATATAGTATTCCAACTGCACAAATTAAAAGATATTTAAAAAACGTACAAAATGGTGTACAAGACACGGCATTAGATAGACGCACAATGTTAGCAGTTGAACGTTCACTTGGTATTAGTGATAGTAAGTTACGTTCAATGAGACGTATCATAGGCGACTGGCCTCGTGCATTACCAAATGAACAAACGGCCGGTGCAACACGATTAGGTTTTATGCTTAACCATTATGCAAGAGGTAGCGACTTAGCAGGTCCTTATAATAGAAGCGTATCAGGTATAGCGGCAAATAACGCTAAGAGTCCGTATTCGGGATTAACTTGGGCGGCAACACTTGCAGGTGCTTACATAGGATACAAAGCAATCAGAGATCCTAACATTAAAAATATTCATAAAAAGTATAAGATTAAACCTGCTTAAAATACTCTATAAATTATAAGATAGTATATATACGGTTCTTGTGGTATAAATACTTTTGTAAGAACAGGCTAAAATAGGCAAACAATATAGGCAAATCAAAGGCTCATAATTAAGGCTCCAATATTAATCGAATCGCTATAGTGGCGTAGTAAGGAAGCAAATGAGTAGTCCGACTCGAGACATTGAAAAAGAAAGCCTTGAAGCTCACGTTGAATTATGTGCGGCGAGGTATTCACGATTGGAAGAAAAACTAGATAACCTAGAGGGCCGAGTCATCGGCATTGAAACTGTCTTGGGTGAGATCAGAGATACTATCATTAAAGACAGAGAAAAAAGACAAACCCAACTTATAACTTGGGGAATTGCTATTATTGGCTCTTTAACCACTGCGGTAGCAATATTATCATATAGATTATTCATTTAATCATAAAATCATTTAAATCTTAAAACTGATAAAACTATACTAAATAGTAGTGTTATGCTTATATTAGAACTTTTTAGCGATGAAAATACACCTATAGTTGAAACCAAAATGGCTTGGGGGCGTAATGGTGCTAAGATTGTGCGTAAGTACAGATGTTCTATTGGTCGTTTAAAAGGTAAAATTGTAAGCAGTCCGGGTGCTTGTTTTAGAGCACCAGACATTAAAAAACGCATTAAGTTAAAAATGACTAAAGCAAAATTTAAAAAGAGAATGCAGTTAAAAGCAAAACGTACAAAACGTATTAACCCAGCAAGTAAACGTGTTCAAGCACTTAATAAAGCAAGTAGAGGTAGGTAGGATTTAAGTTATGAGAATATCACAAATTATCGAACAACCAATGCAAGGAAAAGTAACAAAGGTTGCCGGCGATAGTGTTGAGATAAGTGATCCAAAGAAACCAGGTATTACTACAAAAGTAGACCTGAAGAAAATGGATATTGATACAAAAGATCCAAATAACCCTACGTTAAAACCTAAAAAGCCAGGCCCGCAAGGACAAGGTTCTAAACTTAGACCGGGACAAACAATTTCTGTTGCAACAGAAACAGAAAAAAAAAGACTAGATAGTCTTCGTGAAGGTGTAAACGATCCAGCAATTTTTAAAGCAATATTCCTAGCAGGAGGCCCTGGTAGCGGAAAAAGTTTTATGGTGCAAGCCATAGGACTAAAAGGATTAGGTTTTAGGTTAATTAATAACGATAAAGCATTTGAATATTATTTAGAAAAAGCAGGTTTAACAAAATCACCTGAAGATATAATGAGTGAGCCTGGACAAGAAATTAGAGATAAAGCCAAAAGAGTAACTAAGTCGTTAATGAAAGTTCATTTAGAGCAGAAGTTAGGTTTAGTAATCGATGGCACAGGAAAAGACTTTGACAAAATAACAAACCAAGCAAACTCACTTAGATCAGTGGGTTACGATTGTGCTATGATTTTTGTAAACACAAATTTACAAACTGCATTAAAGAGAAATAGTACAAGAGAGAGAACATTACCAGATGAAATGGTCGAAAAGATGTGGAGCGATGTACAAGATAACATAGGTAGATTCCATAATTTTTTCGGAAAAAATATGTATGTAGTAGACAACTCAGTTGGAGCAAATACAAGCGGTGTAATAACAAATATGTATAAACGAATGTTAGAATTTGCTAATGCAGATCATCAACACCCTATTGCTAAAAAATGGATAGAGGCACAAAAAAAGGTGCAATAACTATGCCACACTTTGAGTTTTCAAAAAGTGCTCGTGTAGTACTGTCAGTTGAAGAAGAAAAGTTTTTAAAAGAATTTAAACAGACTGTAGCACAGGCTGATTTAGATGATGAGCAAACAAAAATAGCTCATACTTTAGTAAACAAAATGGTACTATATAGGAAAAAGAAAAATGGTAATCTCTACTATGTCAAAGAACGAAAAAGTTGATATCGATGTTTTAAAAATTCGTAGTTTTTTAGAACAAAAATCTGAAGAACTGCCTGTTGTATCTGTAAAAGGTACTCATGTAAAAATAGGTAAGTACTATTGCTTAGAGCGTAAAGGTGTATGGGAAGTTTACTTTAATGGTACTCTATTAACATCTTTTACTTTAAGAAGTAGTGCGTTAGCATGGTGTGTAGCAATGATGCAAGAACAACATCATGATGCAGGCATAATAGAAAGACAGGATTTTGACTATAGTAAGTATTTAAACGATTCGCTTATATTTTATACAAGATACAAGCAATCTAAGGATGAATTTCGTAAGGATTTAATGTATACAAGGTACGAAGAAAGCGAATATCGTAAAAATCACATTAGAATCCAATTAGATCAATCTATAAAAAAGATTAAAATTAACTAAATATATAAAACGACAAAGTATTAGGGAACTCAAATGGAACTAAATGATTTAAACAATTTATCACGTAGCGGCAGTTTAAATAAACTGTTAAGCACACGTTTTGGCTTTGACTTAAATCTACAAAAAGTAGATGAAGAAACTGCAAATAAACTGATTAAGACTGCTAATAGAAAAATGTCTGAAATAGCAGAAACTACAGGAGATTATCAAACTAACAAAGAATACCTTTGTTCAAAGTTAGTAAAAGAAACTGTAGAAGCATGGACAATTGAAAAGAAATTTAATATTAAAGAAGCAGATCCAATTAAAGTCGACTCCGGTAGTGTACAAAAAAGAATGCCTGGAGAATTAGCACCAAATGATGGTAAAATTGAACCACAACAAGATACACCAAAAGCAAAAAGTAGACGTCAAAACGCATTAAGAATTTTAGTCGGTCCACAAAACTACATGAAGGCAAAACGTGCCTTAGATATGTACAAAAAAGGACAAACAGTTCCCCCAATGTTAATGCAAGGTCTTATGCCAATTATTGATATGATTGATGAAATCATGAGCAGTAATTTAGCAAACGTTAGATTCTTACAAATGGTAGACAGACGTGCAAGAAAACAATTAGGTATTGAAGAGAGTAGACAAAACCTTAAAGAAGGTGAAATGGAAAGTGCCGAACTAGTACTAGCATCAAAAGATATGGTAGACCGTATCCAAGGTATGTTAGAAGATATTAGTGAAATGCAGGCTGAAGATTTATTACCATTAACAGATCAAATTAGAGATGAAATGGGTAATGAAAAAGCAGAAGCATTTATGAACGCGGCTAAAGGCACTTTAGAAAACTTATTAGATGCAGTAACTTCTGCAAGAGCAGATATGGATAACGCATCTCGTATTTTAACAGGTACAGCAACTGAGTCACCAACAGATTTAACTGCTGACGAACCAGAAGCAGACGCAGATACAGAAACAGAAGAACCTGCAGGCGACGAAGAAACAGTTGATGTTGATTTAGATGCTGGCGCTGAAGGCCAAGAAGGCGTTGACGAGTTAGACAGACAAGAACGTCCGTAATGAAGGCAGTTGAATTCATAGTAGAAGGAATGCCAGAAGGCGTTGACAAACTTGCAAGTTTGTTAATATTTCTTCGCGATAGAGCCCAACAAATAAATGCAAGACCTCAAATTTCTTTTAGAGCGTTTTCTACAATGGCTCAACGTTTAGGTATACCTTTAAACTATGATAGTTTTGACAACCTTGTACAAACAAATCCTACAATACAAAATTTAGTTCAAGATTACAACAATAACACAGTTATCTTTAAAAACATCGATGGACAAGATGATCAAAGTATTTCTTCTCCGGCAGATGTCGACGTGGAGCCAACAAGTACAGTTGATAAAATGGCTAAACGTGCTCTTAAAAAACGCATATAAAAATCTTGACTTGAGGCGGTAAAACCGTATATAATCATATGATGATAACAGAACGATATTCTTACGAAAAAATTTCTCGAAAGCAAGTAGAAGGCAAAAGGCTTTATACAACTCCAATAGGTGATGCAGTACCTAGTGTCACAACAATCTTAGATAAAACTAAACCAGAAGAAAAACGTAAAGCACTTCAAGAGTGGAAAAAACGTGTGGGTGAACAAAAAGCCCAAGAAATTACTACTGAAGCGGCAGGACGTGGAACACGAATGCACAAATATTTAGAAGACTATATTTTGAATAGCGAACTTTCACAAGCAGGCTCAAATCCCTTTAGTCAGCAAAGCAGAAAAATGGCTGAAGAAATTATAGAACAAGGATTGTCTAAAGTGGATGAATTTTGGGGTGTGGAAGTATCTTTATATTTTCCTAAAATATATGCAGGTACAACAGACTGTGTAGGTTTGTACGAAGGTCAACCGGCTATTATTGATTTTAAGCAAACCAATAAACCTAAAAAAACAGAATGGATACAAGATTATTTTTTACAATTAGCGGCATACAGTGAAGCACATAATGAAGTACACGGGTCTAAAATTAAAACAGGTGTTATTTTAATGTGTAGTGCAGATTTTAAATTCCAAAAATGGGTGTTAGAGGGTAAAGAATTTGAAGATAACGTAAAAATGTGGTGGAATCGTGTTGAGGAATATTATTTAAAACACCATTAAAGCATAAATACGTTATATTGGAGACATAGAATGGCAGTAATTCAGATATCAAAAATTCAACACCGCAGAGGCCTACGCACAGATTTACCACAATTATCTAGTGCTGAATTAGGTTGGGTATTAGATGAAAGAAAATTGTACATAGGAAATGGTACAGTTTCAGAAGGTGCACCAGCAATTGGTAACACAGAAATTTTAACACAATACAGCGATATATTAGGCAGTATTAGTAGTTACACTTACAAAGGAACTGAAGTAGGATACACTGCACAGACTAATCAAAGCGGTGCTGATATTCAGCGTTCTTTACAAGTTAAGTTAGATGATTTTATTAATGCTAAAGATTTTGGTATTGTAGGGGACGGTGTTACAGATGATACTGCACAAATAAATTGGATGTTAAATCAAGTATATTCGCGTGAACATACAAATGATAAAACTTTTAAACCAATCTATTTTCCAGCAGGTACTTACATTACATCAGATTCTATTAAGTTTCCAAGAAACGCAACTATTATTGGGTCAGGCGCCGCCGCAACTATTTTTAAAAGAACTGGCGGTGTTGGTAGAGTTGGTGAAACATCGGATAGTAAACAACAAACTTTAGCAAACGTAGGTTTAGGTGGAGCATTAACTCCAAAAAATATCAACATTATTAATTGTCAATTTTACAATACAACAGATGATGATTGTTTTCTAGTAGACCAAGCATCTATGGTAAAATTTGATAATGTTAGATTTAGAGGCAGACATGGCGTAGGAAATGTCACTACTATAGGTAATAGAAAAGCCGGTGTTAGATTGTCAATGACAGTATCGCAACAAGCAAGAAATATTATTTTTAATAATTGTGATTTTGTAAAACTTGATTTAGCATTTGATTGCAATGATGATGTAGATAATATTACATTTAATAATTGTTGGATTCATGATAGTTTTGCAGGAATCATTTGTGGAGAAAACATCGCCGGTATTGCACCTAGTGTTTTAGGACCAATAGGTGTTAAAGTTGTTAATTGTTTATTTGAAAATCTTTACAATATTGCAATTAAAACAATAACAGTAAAACATTTTGTAAGTTCTTATAATACATTTACAAACTGTGGTGTAGCAGGTGCAGGATCTGTTGGAACTGCATTAGTTCCTATAATTAGTTACGACAATGACGGTAACTATAGTATTGGTGACAATTTTGATAGAACCGCAGTACAACAAGCGACGTATCCAAATATTGAAAATAACGGTAAAGCAGTGTTCAGTTTATATGCAACTGACAATGTACAATATGGCTATCATAAAACAGAAGCCGGTAAACAAGAAACATTAACAGATAATACAACAAATGGTAATACGCTAATCGACTTTGATGAATCTGTATTAACAGAAGTTCATATTGATTACACAATCACAAGAGATACACATATGAGAACAGGTACATTAAAAATTACAGGAAGTAACGTTGCTGGTTATGAAGTTGACGACGAATTTACAGAAACTTCAGATCCGGGTGTTTCTTTGTTAATGGATAATGTAAATGGTGTATTACAATACAATACAACTTCAACAGGCAGTGACGCCACTTTTAAATATCGTATAACCAACTTTGCATAACGCGAATGTTTGATTTAAAACCTGAAGACAGAATTCATTTCTGGAGAAACTTTCGTGCCGGTTTGTCTAGTGTAGATAAAGAAACTGCTTTAAAGCAAATTGCTGAGTTATGGGCCAAATGTCCTACAACCAACGGTTACTTAGACTATGCAGATTGTAGCGAATGGCCCGATCCGTGGACACTTATTAATAACAATCACTACTGTGATGTTGCAGTTGCGTTAGGGATTTTTTATACAATATACCTTTCCGAAGTTCTTGACAATAGCACCTTAAAGATTGTAATATATAAAGAAGACACAGACTTTATAAATTCAGTTCATATAGAGAAATATGCTCTGAATATAAATTATCGTGAAGTGTTAAATACAATATCGATACCAAAAAGTTTGAATTGTTTAAAAACTTATACAGTTAAGGATTTAAACGCAGAAAAGTATCTATAATTAAAATAGTAGGCATCAAATGACACAAATTCAAGTAACCAAAAGAGACGGGCATAGAGAAGATCTCGATTTAGAAAAAATGCACAAAGTAGTGTTTTACGCCTGTGAGAATATTACAGGAGTAAGTCCATCAGAAGTAGAAATTAAATCACATATTTCATTTTACAACGGAATTACATCTACAGAAATACAAGAAACATTAATTAAAAGTGCGGCAGATCTTATTAGTGAAGATACGCCTAATTACCAATGGGTGGCAGGACGTTTAATTAATTACCATTTGCGTAAGATGGTATACAATCAGTTTAAACCTTTACCTATTAAAGAAATTGTACAAAAAAATATTGCCCTAGGATTTTATGATGCTGAGATTCTAGAAAAGTATGATGAACACGAATGGCAATTATTAGACAACTTTATTAAACACGAAAGAGATGAAGAAATGACTTATGCCGCTATGGAACAATGGCGTGGTAAGTATCTTGTTAAGAATCGTGTTACAGGACAAATTTTTGAAACACCTCAAGTAGCATATTTGCTAATATCAGCAACGTTGTTTTCAAACTATCCAAAAGAAACACGAATGAAATATGTTAAAGATTACTATGATGCTATTAGTACGTTTGACATTAGTTTACCTACGCCTGTTATGGCAGGTGTTCGAACACCACAAAGACAATTTAGTAGTTGTGTATTAGTAGAAACAGGAGATAGTTTAGATAGTATTAATGCTACTACTAGCAGTATTGTAAAGTATGTTAGCCAAAAAGCAGGTATTGGTATTGGTGCAGGTTCTATTCGTGCTTTAGGATCTCCTATTCGTAATGGTGATGCATACCATACAGGTGTTATTCCATTTTACAAAATGTTCCAAAGTGCAACACGTTCTTGTTCACAGGGCGGTGTTCGTAATGGTGCGGCAACATTATATTATCCTATTTGGCACTTAGAAGTTGAAGATATGCTAGTGCTAAAAAATAATAAAGGTACTGAAGAAAATAGAGTTAGACATATGGACTATGGAGTTCAGTTTAACAAACTTATGTATGAGCGTCTTATTACAAATGATAACATAACTCTTTTTTCGCCTAGCGATGTTCCTGGTTTATATGAGGCTTTCTTTAGTGACCAAAATAAATTTAAAGAATTATATGAAACTGCTGAACGTAATACTAAAATTAGAAAGAAAACTATTCGTGCTAGTGACTTGTTTAGTGCGTTTATGGAAGAACGTAAAAATACAGGTAGAATTTATTTAATGAATGTTGACCATGCAAACGACCATGGAGCATTTTTGCCAGAACTAGCACCAATTAAACAAAGTAATTTATGTTGTGAAATTAATTTGCCTACAAAACCTTTAAAAGATTTTAATGATCCTGAAGGTGAGATTGCGTTGTGTACTTTAAGTGCTATCAATTGGGGTAATATTAAAACTCCAACAGATTTTGAAAAACCTTGTGACCTAGCAGTGCGTGGATTAGATGCATTGTTAACATATCAAAACTATCCAGTAGTAGCGGCTAAAAACAGTACTGAAAAACGTAGACCTTTAGGCGTTGGTATTATTAACTTAGCATATTGGATGGCTAAGAATGAAATGACTTATACAGATCCAAATTTAAAACTTATTGATGAATATGCTGAAGCATGGAGTTATTACTTAATTAAAGCAAGTGCCGATTTGGCAGTAGAACAAGGGTCTTGTCCTGGAACTGTAGAAACAAGATATTCGCAAGGCATAACACCCAATATGACATACAAAAAGGATGTAGATGAATTAGTAGCACATAAAGAACGTATGCCATGGAAGAGCCTGCGTAAGCAGTTACAAAAAACTGGAATTAGAAATAGTACTTTAATGGCATTAATGCCTGCAGAAACATCTGCACAGATAAGTAACAGTACGAATGGAATTGAACCGCCACGTGCTTTTGTTAGTATTAAACAAAGTAAAGATGGTGTATTAAAACAAGTTGTTCCTGAGTTTCGTAAATTAAAAAACAAATATCAAATGCTTTGGACACAATCGTCTCCAGAAGGTTATTTAAAGATTATGGCAGTATTACAAAAATACATTGACCAAGGTATTAGTGTTAATACAAGTTATAATCCTACTTTCTATGAAGATGAAAAAATTCCAATGAGTACGATGCTACAACATTTGATTATGTTTTATAAGTATGGTGGTAAACAGTTATACTACTTCAACACCTATGACGGACAAGGTGAAATTGACGTTGACAAATTCGACGTAGACGACAAAGAACAAGAACTATTAGATGATATTACAGATGAGAATTGCGATTCTTGTGTAATATAAGACACGGAGATTTATGAAGAAGATGACAGTATTCGATAGTAAAAAGAAAAGCCACCTTGAAAGTAAGGCATTCTTAGACGGCGGAGTTAACATTCAACGATATGATACTGTTAAGTATCGTCAATTTGATAAGTTTACAGATAAGCAACTAGGGTTCTTTTGGAGACCAGAAGAAGTAGATATTCTTAAAGATGCAAAAGACTTTAAAGATTTAACTACACATGAACAACATATTTTTACTGCAAATTTAAAACGTCAAATTTTGCTTGATAGTGTGCAAGGTCGTGCTCCAACTGAAGCATTTGGTCCGTTAGTAAGTATACCAGAACTAGAAGCATGGATTCAAACTTGGACATTTAGTGAAACTATTCACAGTAGAAGTTACACACATATTATTCGTAATGTTTATAGTGACCCAAGTAAAGTATTTGATGAACTATTAGATATTAAAGAAATTGTAGAATGTTCAAATGATATCAGTAAAAACTATGACGAATTAATTCAGTTAAGTCTTGCGTATCAAATGTTAGGCGAAGGTAGTCACAAAGTAAATGGTAAGACTGTAGAAGTTAGTGTATACGAACTTAAAAAGAAATTATGGTTAGCAATTAACAGTGTTAACATTTTAGAAGGTATTCGTTTTTACGTTTCATTTGCTTGTAGTTGGGCGTTTGCTGAATTAAAGAAGATGGAAGGTAATGCTAAGATTATTAAATTTATTTGTCGTGATGAAAACGTACATTTAGCAAGTACACAGGCATTGTTAAAACTATTGCCAAAAGATGATAAAGATTTTATTAAGATTGCAGAAGAAACAAAAGAGCAGTGCGAAAAAATGTTTACTGATGCAGTTGAACAAGAATGTGCATGGGCCGATTACTTGTTTAAAGACGGTAGTATGATTGGTTTGAATGCACAACTATTAAAAGACTATGTTGAATGGACTGCACACAAAAGAATGTTAGCAGTTGGTTTAACAAGTCCTTATAAAGGGGGAAGTAACCCCTTACCTTGGACACAAAATTGGATTAGTGGTGCAGAAGTACAAGTAGCACCACAGGAAACAGAAATTTCAAGTTACGTTATTGGCGGCACTAAGCAGGACGTTGATACTGAAACATTTAAAGGATTTAGTTTATGATCGAAATATGGGGTAAACCACAATGTCCTTATTGTGTAAAAGCAAAGCAACTTTGTGAAACAAGACAATATGAATTTGTCTACAAACAACTCGGTGTAGACTTTGAAAGAGAAGATGTTTTAGCAGAATTTCCAAATGCTAAAACGTTTCCACAAATTAAGGTATATGGTCAAAAAGTTGGAGGATATGAACAACTTTTAGAATATATTGAAAATACAGGGTTTAATGGAACAGGCAACTCAATAGGATAATAATGATAGTAGAACAAATCAAAAATAAAGTAATGACCTTAAAGTTAGTAACCGGCGAAGAAGTAATTACAAAGATTGTAGAAGAACTTAGCGATAGATATCGAGTAGAAAAACCACTCGCTTTTATTATGCAAAAAGTTGGACCTGCAATGGCTCCAATGTTTTTAAGTGTTGATTGGGAAAAACACTCGATTGATATTATGAAGAATGCAGTAACTATGATAGCAACACCAAAAGAGGAAATGGTGGAAGGTTATAAACAAGTAACTAGTAAGATTGTAGTACCACCAAAACCTAAGATTATTACATAATCCGAAACATTTTTAAATTAAAATAACAAATAGGTTGACATTAATCTCAAAATCATGTATAACTTTATTAAGTTAACAATAATCATTATAATAAGGAGTTAACATGATGAGTAAAAAAGCAATCGGTACAAAGTTCTTTAAAGAAGGAACTCAAAACCAACAAATCTTAGCAAACTACTGGGGAAATGGTAAAACATTTACTACAGAAGATCTAAGAGATGATTTAGATATTGCATCTCCAGGTGCAAGATTATCAGAACTAAGAGAAGCAGGCTTTAACGTAAAAGCAACTGCTGATAACTCAGGTTCAGTTGGTAGACCAGCAGTTGTATACTCTATTCCACGAAGAAGAGTAACTGCATAATTAATTAATTATAATTAATTAAAACTAAAGGCCCTAGTAGAAATATTAGGGCCTTTTTTTATCTAATTCCAAATTTCTGGGTATATACTTTTTGTTGCTTCTACAAGTTCTTCTGATGTAAAAGTTTTTGATGAAGGGTTGTTGATAGGTATTTCAGTTAAACCAAATTCTCTATCTAAATATTTGTAATCTATTTTTGTAGGATTAAATTGTTGTAACCAATTAAACACAGTTTGTGGTTCAAATGCTCCGCAAGTATAAACATCTAATTGTATATTTGCAGGAACTGATTCGTCCCAAGTGTGCATAACAACGTGACTAGTTTCTATAATAGTAGCCACAGTAAGTCCTCTATTGCCTTCCATTTCACAATATTTGGCAAAAGGTCCCATAAGTATTTTCATACCTATATCGTTAATTAAAGATTTTACGTTTTCGCAAGTGTCGTTTTCGACTTTAGGCGGATTTAGAACTTCTGCTCTAATGATGATATGTTTATGTACCAGTGTCATAATTTTTATCCTTGGTTTAATTTATAGATTGCCAAGGTACTGGTCTTCCATTTTCATCAGTTACGATTTGATCTGTTTCAATAACAGTTCCTGTTAGTAGTTTTTTACCTCCGGGAAATACATACAGTGTAGGTCGAATTTCTTGTCCTTTGTAGTATCTTTTGTTGTTTACAGATTGTGGACCACGTTGTTTTATACCTGCCATAAAATCCTTTATTTGCGTTTACGTTTGCTCATACCCATATAGTGATCAGCAGGTTCGTAATTCCAACGTTTACCGTGATGACCCCGTATATCAGCATAGAACATTCGTAATCTAACAAGCAATTTGACTAATGGGTTTCTATTAATTGGCATCTTTACTTTCCTATTTTCTTACTTCGTCCCAATGGTAAGTTTTGCAACTTTTCGTACTCGCCACCCTTTTTGGCTGTCCATTCAACTCTAACAACTTTTTCTTTTGCCCCACCTTGAAAACTTTTTATTGCTCGTTTCAGACTCAGTGCATCAATAGTTTTTGTTTCTGTTTCAGTTACAAACGTGTAAGTTCGCATTTTTGCCATAACGTCCCTTTGGTTAGTTACCTTTTTTTAAAAAGTACTTATCATTTTTTTATAATATATGTACATTACAGACTTGACAAAGTCAAGTTCTTTTGTTATAAATATTATTAGAACGTTGAAGCAATTCGAACGTTAGTCTGGACCCGGGGGCGGTACCCGGCGCCTCCACCATAAGCACATACGCATACGCTGGATATGAAGATATCGTATTGAGACATAAGAAACATCAGGTGTGTGTTTATGATGGGGGCGAACTAGGATCGACAGGTAATTAATAGGATCTGTGGAGTTCTCGGTAGGCGATGACCGTAAATCAAGCAAACTTATAAATGCAAACGATAATTTTGCATCTGAGGATTTTGCCTTAGCGGCGTAATCACTCGGGGGTGGCAACTTCCCTAGCAACAGAAAAGTTGCACATCTAAAAGTATCTTTGCAGATATTTCAATTATCCTGCAATAAATAATACACCGGCGGGATTCTTATATTATACTGTACACGTTTACGGTGTAGCGTGACGAACATAGTACTATGGATAAAGAAGCAAGACACTAGAAACAACTAATAACAAAAAAATTATAAACAGACCCTAGTAGAAATACTAGGGTTTTGTTTTGAATAAATACTCAAAAGAGGTTTTCAATGATATTATGTAGTGGTTGTAGTTATACAATTGGCTCACACAAAGACGATAATAATAATGATGTCGATTATAAACACTGGCCAGATTTTATTCCCAATTCTAAAAATGTAGCAATAGGTGGTGCAGGTAATCGTTTGATTGCTCGTACTATACTAGAAAACATATCGCACGAATGTAAAGCAGTTATTGTTATGTGGAGTACTGTAGAACGTTACGATTGGTATATGCCAGAATATAACGCATATAAACCCGAGGGTGCAAGTTACACTGGCCCAAAACAAAATTATCTAAAATATTTTTATACAGATTTTAACCAACTTGCAAAAACGTTAGAATACATTTTACTAATACAACAAACTTGTCGCGTTAGAAATATACCTTTTATATTCACACATATGGGAGATATTCGCTATAATGATTGGGATATGGATAGAGCATATGGAATTCAAAGAGGACCAGACGGTACTGGTGCGAGAAGAAGTTTGGATTTATCCACAGATAAAACGCC